TATTTTTTGTAACATGATTCTATTTAATACAAATTATATATCATACTCGCTACTCTCTCCCATATATTCGAGAGAAATAATATCGTGTTGAACTTCCTTATCTTCTCTTAATAACCATTCTGCAAACTCCTCACGGATTGAAATTGCATCTTTTAATTGTTCTACATCACCATCAGTGCATAGTTCATTCATTCGGTCTATTGACCAATCATAAGTTGTTCTAAGAGTCTTTGTTAAATTCACCGTAGTCTTTACGCATATAGCGTCCGAGTATGTTGCTATTATAGTACATTGGTGTCCCGTCGTCAAGTGACTCCATCAACACATTGTGTAAAAACAATTGTTTTGTCTCTTCGTAGTTTACTTTTCCAAGGGTTGTGTGGAGGAAGAGGATTTCTCTTCTGAAAGAGTCTTTTCCAATTTCTCTAATATCTCGTTTAAGATCGTCAGAGCTTCCATAATACTTTTTCCAGTCAGACTCTGATGTAACTCTTCGTTTTCCTCCTTTGGGTTTTCTTTTTTGAGTAAAATATTTTCTTCCGATGTATTGCTTTCCGTTAGTAGTATTGGTGATGCGATAGACGAACCCATAGTAATCCCCGATATCATCAGAGGTAAAAGGATTACCTTCATACATCCAAGGGTTTTCATAATCGACTTCCAAAGTAGTAATCATATATTAACACATTCATATCTATATATCCATAAATATCAATAAACGATTATATAAATGACTGTTTACAGAAAAAACATAAGTATCAATGTTGGTGAGACATTTAGTGAAGATTTAACTTTATTAAGTGCTGATGGTTCTGGTGTTGTTGATCTAACAGGTTTTACTGCACAATCAAAGTTAAGAAAAAGTCCTACAAACTACAGATTTGCAGATATCCAAGTTGGTATTACAAGTGCTGCTCAAGGACAAGTTAATATTTCAATTGCAAGTTCGATAACTAAATTTCTTCAAGGTGGTAGACATGTATATGATGTAGTTCTAACTCGACCTGGTGGATTTAAACTTGTGGCAGTTGAAGGTAATGCTCTTGTAAGATCAGGAATCAATACCTTTGTACATTATTTTGGTTCACCATAAATAAAAGTAAAAATATATGGCAGTCTTTAGCACCAATTTAATAATCTATAAACATACTGACTTTGAGCAAACCTTTGTACTTGAAGATGGTCAATCTAATAGTGCCAAAGATTTAACAGGGTTTACTGGCACTTGCAAGATGCAGAGAACATTGAATCTTGGCAGTCTCACATCTTTTACTGTGACATTTACAAGTAGATTAAATGGTAAAGTTAGAATATCATTAACAAATACACAAACAGCAGAGATTGCAGATGGTAAATATTTTTATGAGTTAATGTTAACTGATCCAAATGGTGTTGTAGAAAGAGTAATTGAAGGAGTTGTAATCGTAAAACATCCTGTTACTTGGGATTCACCTACACCTCTTACTCCCTTTGACGCTCAAGTTCCTTAATCTTCAGGAAAATCATAAGGTCCATTCAACTTTTTTTCCATATCTCTTTCGTCTAGGACTTCATTAATAAGTTGTTTGAGTTCTATCTTAAGTGCATCAGATAGAAGATTCATTTTATTCACCACCATTGGTGGTATGGCATCTCTTTGACGCTGTATATCATCAGGAGTAGAACTACTCCCAAAGGTCATCGCTTGCGTATCCATAATTATTTTTTATTATATATTAACTCAAAATCCTCAGACACACCAACACCAGGTTGATAGTTCTGAGGATTAAGTTTTGCAAGTTTGACTGACTTTAGACCACCGATGATGTCAGCACGATTGATAATAGATTTCATAATTATCTAAAGTAACCATCCTCTTTAGTGGTTCCACTTTTCTTTTCATACTCTGTGGCTTTTTTATCTTGATATTTTTTCCTTGCGTCACCTACAGGATCAAATTTCTTTAATTTATCAATACCTTTTTTAGCAAGAACACCACCAAGAACAGCAGCACCAGTTTTTAATGCCATCTTTGCCAATCCTTCGTTAAATTGTTTAAACGTTTTCATTATTCAGATAAAGCAACTGTAACTTCTTTTACAATTTCACCAATTGTTTGCTGTTCCATTTCCATCATAACATAATTTGCTTCTTCAAGTGTTGAGACTTGCTCTGTTGAATACAAATACTCAAGAACCATATCATAAGCATCCCACTCTGTATGATCTCTTAGACCTTTTGCTTTCTGTGCTGTGATCGACTTTGGATACTTCTTGATGAAATCATCCTTAGCTCATTCCACCTTTTCTCATTGCCTTGAAGTCTTATTCTTTGCCTTTAACTTATCAACCTTTGCATCACCAAATCTTGCTCTATTTTTCTTTTCAATAGAATGCATTTTCTTTGGTTTTGCCTCTGTAGCTTTTGGTGGATCTGTTTTCTTCTTAAGATTATCGTTAAGAGTTGGATCTTTTAAGTCAACTCTTGCTTTCCTCTCACCTCTATTGTAAGCAGCCTGCTCTCTTCCCTTCTGTGTCATACCAGTGCCTTGACCAGACTTCATACCAGAATCTTTGATTCCTTGCTTAATTTTCTTATCTAATTCAGCTTTTGATTTTGCTTCTCTCTCTTTCTTACCTCTCTTTCTTAATGCATTAAGACCTCCAGCAATACCACCTACAGCAAGTGCACCTGCACCAAGCATTGGTGCTGCCTTAAGAAGTTTTGGTGCTACCTTTTTAACTACACCACCAACTTTTGACATTGCACTCTTTGCAACCGATCCTGCACCTTTTACTGTATCTTTAACACCTTGAGGAATTGCTTTCTTAACTGCACTGAATCCCTTTTTAAGCATTCCACCAATTCCTTTAGATGCTTTTGCTCCTGCTTTAGCAGCTACTGGTGCCATTTTTTTAACAACTTCTTGTATCTGTTCTTCGTTTAAGTTCTCTTCAGATAAACAGTCTGTTATTATCTCTTCTGTTAATGTTGCTAATTCTCCTTCCCATAACTCATCAAAATTCTCATCGATATATTTAATCTCTTCTGCAGTAAATTCTGCTTCGGCAATCGCTGTATTGATCGCTCTTTGCTCTTCAGAAATATTCACAGATTCATGATAGAGTTGTGTTATTTCCTGATACTCTTTTAAGTCCTTAAACATTTGTCAAGTCAGTTGCTACAGTTATTATTTATACTGATTACGTTTTCTTATAAGTTTTCTTGACAGGAGACTGAAATGCGGAGGTTCCATCCTTAAATTTTTTGTAAGCTACTTTATCAGCATTTTTCTTTCCAGTATCAAATCCTAATGGTTTATTATATACATCATACTCCTTTGGTTTTGCTTTTGGTGCCAATGCTTTCTTTACAGATGGAGCAACTATTGCTGTAGCAGCTCCAAGTGCTAAAATTGATTTAGTCATAGGAGATGCTCCAACAATTCTCTTAAAGAATTGTTTTTTCAAAGTACCTGAACCTGGAATATTTTTAATTCCTGTAAAACTTCTTCTTGAAAAATTACCACTTTTAGTTTTAAACTGATCCCATTTTGGATTACCTTCTATATCTCCAGGTCTTGTTCTAAAGTCTTTCGTCTTTTGACCTATAGTTCTCATAAGATTTTTCACTTTAGAGAATAAATTTTTAGATTTAGGTTTTGGTGGAGTAGTTAAAACTTCTGGAGGTTTTATAGGTTCAACCCTTTGTTTAATCAAAGGATATTTTTCTCCCATCTTTTTAGTGATTGGGACTCTCTTAAATCCTTTTGGCACATTTAATTGTTTAGATATTTCTTTACTTCTTACCAATGTAGTCTTCGTTTTTACTGGTAGTCTACCACCTGATTCAGGACTTATGTATGTTGGATTCTTTGCATCAATCTTTGCTTTAACTTTTGCTAAAGATGGTAACTTTGATGATCTTGGTTTTGAAATCTTACCTGCATAATCACTCTTATTAATCGTATCTGCTATCTTTTTATATTCTTTACTCGCTGGATTTTTTACAAGTTCTTTTGCTTTTTTAATTGCTTTTGGATTGGTAGGATCTCCTTTCCCATACTTTTTCTTTGCAAAATCCTCTACACCTGATTGTGTTGCTCTACCTGTCTTGGTATCAATACGTGCTTTTCTCTTCGCTGCAAGTTCTCCTGACTTACTAAAATCTATCTGACCTGGCGTTAATATACCACTTTTAGCAGTTGTGGATGGTTTAGTTTTCTTTACAAGTTGTCCTAATGGTCTTTTTTGTGCACCATCAGATGCTAATTGTGTTTTAGTATATGCTGCTTTATATTCTTTTGGTTTTACATACTCAGGACGATTTGGATTCTTTTCATTATACTTCTTTGTAATTACTTTTGCATCAACTGATTTTTTTACTGGAGATTCAAAGTCCCTTACGTTAACTGTAACAGGTTTTCTACCCTTACTTTTAGTTCCAGATGTAGCATCAGGAAACCTTGTACTACTAGATAGTTTTTGATTTGTCTGTTTAGAAACAATATTCTTTGTTTTATTTAAATTCTTTTTTTCTTTTTTGCTAAGATTATCATATTCATCAAACTTTTCAGCATCAGCTGCTGACAAGGGACTTGGATCTTGAGACATATCAGATGGTTTCTCTTGCAGATTATATCTTTTATTATTTAATTTCTCAAACAGACTCATCTTCTTCAGACACTTTTTTAGTATTTATATCATAAGATTCGTATCCATCATAATCACCAAATAACCAAGCATCTGCCTTTGCTGCTTCACGATATGCTTCAATACTCATATCTTTGAGTCCTTTTACTTCTGATTCAGTTTCAACAACTTTAACTCTTGGTTGAGTATAACCATCCCAACTCTTATGAATCTCTTTCACTTGTTCATCTACACTTGCCATTTCCATTTGTATCTTACCTTCTATCCATATCTTTTTCAACCAAGCAACAATACCTAATGCAAGATGTTGAATATATGGGTTTTTGAATTTCTTCTTAACCCATCTCTCTGCCTTTGCATACCAAGGATCTGTGCCCTTGCCAAATTGTTTTTGAAATTCTATTTTCATTTGTAGTAATTTATCCGAAATAATATGTTACTTCATCACTGGGAACATATCTATTTACCCTACAGGATATGCAGATACGAGGAACTGTACTTGACACTCCCATATGTTCACGACCCTCTGCGATTAAAATTGAGTCACCAACTTTTAAAACAACAGGTTTGGTGTTCTCAATAACATATGATATCTGCCCTTCTATGCATATTATTAAAGTATCACCTATATCTTCATGTGGACCAAAACCATCAGACGCTCCTAAAGAACAGAATAATTGAAAATTTTCAGGTTCATATTTCAGATATTTGTTTAAAATGTTTTTAATTTCTTCAGAAAATTCTTCAATATGAATATAATTTGTACTTAATGTACCACGTTCATACTTGTAAATTTCATATTCATCTGATTCATTATATGGATTTGGAAATGTAGAATTAGGTTCATTCCCATGAGTTTTTATAAGTTCAATTATTTCTTCCCAATACATAATATTTATTTACTAGAAGACCAATCAAAATTCCATCTTGGAATAGATACTTTACCTCTTCTCTTCATTCTACCACTGCTTAATCGAATGTTGAATGATACTGAAATACGATCTTCATTTGATTTATTTTCTTTTACATGATGATTTAAATGTGCTGGAAAAATAAGTATTTTCCCTTCAGTAGGATCGAATTTATAAGAGTGAAATAAATTATTTTCATTCTTGAAATTATCATTATATGAATTTATTTCATTATGTGATTGAAATCCTGTAGGAGAATCAAATACAATTACACCACAATCTTGGGGACATTTAATCCACAATACTCCCGCTAAATCCACACCAGGATGATTATGTTTGATATTATAATCACCTGGTTTATTAATATTAACCCAAGCATCAACTTTAATATTGAAAGATTCATCAATTACAGGAAATCCTGCTAAACAATTTATGATGAAATAATGTAATACATCATCTTCATTATTTACACTAAAATCTGGTGATTGCCAACCACCATGATTTGAAATCGATACACCTTCTGGTTCTCTCTTTTTCAAATCATATGCATAATCAATTAGTTTATCTTGAATTTCACTAAATCCATTCACATCAAATTGATGTATTATGGAGGGAAAAAGATTTACTGTTTTATAATTTAAATCCACTAAATGTATCTTTTTTCACATCCTGTTTAATACCACCGACAATATAGGACTCTACCTCTGTCTCCTGTGGTGCCACTTGTAATCCTTTTGAGGATATCCAATGCTCTGTCCAAGGCAATGGATTGTTTCTTGCTGCAATGTCATACACTGGTTTTAAACCAATTGCTCTCATTCTACGATTTGCTATCCATTCAACATATTGATGAAGTAGTTTGTCATTAAGACCAATCATACTTCCATTTGTAAATAGATACTCTGCCCATCGCTTCTCTTCGTTTACACAACGGTCAAACATACTATAAGTCCATTGCTCTTCCTCTTTGATGATTTCCTTCATCTGAGCATCATCACCCTTTCTCCAGTTGTTTATAATATTTTGAGTTATTGCCAAATGGAGGTTTTCATCTCTAGCAATAAGCGAAATGATTTTCGCAGATCCTTCCATGAGTTTAAGCTCACCAAAAGCAAAACTACAAGCGAAAGATACGTAAAAGCGGATACCTTCCAAAATGTTGACATTAGTAACTGCACGATAAAGTTTCCTCTTTAATTCTTTTGTTTCCCACTCTGCTGTAGGACTTCCTTTCCAACCTTCTTTCCAGAAATTACCTGTATCATACTGGTGTGCCTCGTTTATAAAGGTGTCGTATGACTCTGTAACACTTGATGCACGGTCTAATATACGGTCATCAGATAAAATCTTATCAAAGACATCAGATGGGTCTGCATATACATTCTTGATGACATATGTGTATGAACGAGAGTGAATCATTTCCATGAATGACCATACTTCCATACAAGCTTCTAATTCAGGTAAAGAACAGTATGGTAGAAATGCCATACCTGGTGCACGACCCTGTACAGAGTCAAGCATTATCTGATACTTAAGATTAGATGTATAGATGTGTTTCTGCTCTGGACGTAATGCCTGATAGTCACCACGGTCTTTCTGTAGTGATACTTCTTCTGGTCTCCAGAAATATCCTAATTGAGACTTTGTTAAATTCTCAAATGCAGGATACTTAAAGTTATCATATCTTTGAACTCCTAAAGGTTTGCCAAAAAACATAGGTTGTTTTTTTGTGTCGCATTCCTCTGTGTTAAAGACAGTCATGCCTTTAAGATTTGTCATTGGTTTTTTTCCGATAGGTGAAACTTTAAATTGAACAGGATTCACACTCTTCCTCCTTTGCGTTACTTAATTCGTTTAACAAGCAATCTAATTTGCTACTTTCACTCGATTCATTATTTAAGGTGTCACCAACTTCATCAGTTTTAATATCATAAGTGTTTTGGTAATAAGATGTTTTCCAACCATATTTGTATGTGGTTAGTAAATCATTTGCCATTACACTAACAGGAACTTCTGAATTATCATAGTGTTGTGGATTGTACGACCAGTTTCCAGAAATCGCTTGGTCAAAGAACTTTTGCATAACAGCAACAATATTAATATACCCTGTATTATCAGGCATATCCCAGAGCAACGTATAATTATTCTTTAAGGTATTGTAAGAGGGAACAATCTGCTTGAGAGGTCCTTTCTTTGACTTCTTGATTGAGAGATATCCTCTTGGAGGTTCTATACCATTAGTTGCGTTGCTAACAACGGAAGATGATTCCGAAGGCATTTGTGCGGATAATGTGCTGTTTCTTACACCGTATTTCTTTACATCCTGACGAAGAGATTCCCAGTCAAAGTTTAACTTATTTGGAACTAATTCATCAACATCTGTTTTGTAAGTATCGATTGGAAGTACACCGTGAGAATATTTAGTACGATCAGAATATTGACACGCACCTTTCTCTTTGGCTAGGTTCACAGTGGACTTTATCAGATAATATTGGAATGCTTCTGTCAAATCATGTACCAATTTCCACGCTTCTGGGTCTCCATAGGATACCCCTTGCTTGGCAAGGTAATGTGCTAGACCAATGTAACCAATTCCAAGGGAGCGTCTTGCTTTAGTAGCGACTTCTGCTGCTCCGACTGGGTATTGTTGAAAATCAATGAGTTCATCAAGACTCCGAACACTAAGATCGCAAAGCATTTCAAAATCCGAAACATCCCTAATTTTGCCAATATTAATAGCAGAAAGGATGCAGAGAGCAATTTCCCCAGTTTCATCGTCAATATGTTGTATAGGTTTAGTTGGTAATGTAATTTCTTGACACAAGTTACTCATCTCAACTTTATCAGTAAATGATGAGTGAGAATTGCAATGGTCAATATTCATTAAATATAGTCTACCAGTTTCTGCTCTTTCTTTCAATAGGTCAAGTATAAGTTCTTGAGCATTTAAAGATTTCTTTGGTATTGTGTCATCATTTTCATACTTTAAGTATAGTTCATCAAAATCATCTGTACCAAAACTATCATAAAGCCCTGGCACATCATGAGGAGAAAACAGGGTAATCTCTTTATTCTCAATGAACCTCTCATAAAATAATTTACTCAATTGAATACTATAATCTAATTTACGAACTCTGTTATCTTCTGTTCCCTTGTTATTCTTTAGAACAATTATATCTTCTATTTCTTGGTGCCAGATTGGAAAGTGGACAGTTGCTGATCCACCTCTGATGCCATTTTGAGTGCAGCATCTGACAGTTGATTCAAACTTTTTGAGAAACGGGACGACACCTGTGTGTTGAACTTCTCCACCCCTGATTTTAGCGTTGATCCCCCTGATCCTACCAGCGTTGATACCAATGCCAGCCCTTTGTGCGACATACTTACCAATGGCCATGTCAGAACTAAAAATACTATCCAAGGTGTCGTCAATATCAACCAGAACGCAAGACGCATACTGCCGAAGGGGTGTACGGACTCCCGCCATGATTGGTGTTGGGATGTTGATTCTGTGTTTGGAAATGGCATCGTAATACTTTTTAACGTAATCTAATCGGATATCTGGTGAATACTTTGAAAATATAGAAGCAGATATCAAAAGATACATGAACTGTGGAGACTCATAAAGCAATCCTTCACTTCTATCTTGTACCAAATATTTATCGACTACTTGGCGAAGTCCAGCATATGTGAAGAGATAATCTCTTTCGTGGTCTATGAATGTTTCGAGTTTAACAAATTCCTCTTCAGAATACAAATCAAGTAACTCTTTGTCATATACTCCTGCATCTACGCACTTCTTAACGTGATCAATAAGTTTTGGGTGGTCGTGTATTCTACCAAAGATTTGTTTACGAACAGAATATAATAATAGTCTTGCTGCAACATATTGATAATTTGGATGATCTAAATCTATTAAATCACTTGCTGAACGGATTAATATTTCTTGTATCTCTCCAGTTGAAATACCATCATAGAACTGTATACCTGATTGTATCTCTACTTGACTTGCAGAGACCCCTGCAAGACCCTTACACGCTTCTTCTACCATTACGTGCATCTTTTCAAGGTTCAATGGTTCAATAGCACCATTTCTCTTTTTAACCTTTGTTCCGTTGGTCATATTTTTTTCCAATTGTTAAATTTTACTTTTGCTTGTAAACCAGAGTATGTATTTGATTCTAGCACACTCATGATTTTGTGTCCACCCAATACCATATCGTTGATGTCCTTTTCAACAATAGACGTTGGCCAGATTACTACTTTGTATCCTCCATTAATGGTTTTGTCGATTCTGTTGACGATTTCTCTGTTGCGAGGTTCATTATCATAAACGTAAATACAATCGCTCCAACCAAACGACCTAATATCAAGATCGGAGCCGCACATAGCAACACCGTTTTGTACCAAGGTCGCATCGAAGGGTCCTTCAATGATGTATATGGGTTTTTCATTATCAACTTTATCGAGTCCATAAATTTTTGGAGCATCTTCATTAATCATCACAGTGATATATTTAACAGAGTTAGGACCTAGACTCCTGCCTTGAAATCCGATCAAATTCTTTTCTGTATCATGTAGTGGTATTATGATGCGAGATTCGTCCCTACCGATAGTGTCAAAGGTCTGTTTTTGTGTATTTGCCCACTCTTTAAACTTATGTGCAAAGTAAAATTTTGATGGGTCTAATTTTCTCTTTTCAAGATATTCCTTTGCAATCGGAACTTCAGTTGCCTTTGGTAAATCTAACTTCTTTCTGAATACTGGTTTCTTAAATTCTAATTTTGGTTCATCAACAACGAAGTTTCTACCACCTGCAAACCCTTCTTTAAACTTCTCCATAGTGTATTGTTTATGAAGAGTTGCATCTATTTGTTTTAGAAAATTATTAAATGAAGAACTTGCACCGCAGTTATGGCACTTGAAGTTTGTATTTGTCTTAACCTGATAAAAATATCCTCTTGCTTTATTCTTATGTTTTTGAGAGTCACCACAAATCGGACAACGAAAGTTAAAGAGATTTGGTTTAACTCTTTTAAACTTCTGAAGTCTTGAGGATACGAGACCAATATATTTGGAATCAATTATATCCATTACTCACCTAAAGTGTGTACCACTGGTTTCTCGTGCATCAATACCTTATATAACTTCTGTGTATCTGCACAGGACACAGGTATAAACTCGGTTTCACTATCAAAACCTTCATACCTATGAGATTGATTGATGACAATAGAACCCTTTTCTCCTGATACTGACCTATGATAAGTTAGTTTAGGTATGAGTAGAGCACCACTGGCACGGTTGAGGTGTACTATATGGTATGGATACTTCCAATCAAAGTTAACTAACTCAAACTGTCTCTCACCAGAGACAACCCTATTATAGTCGTCCTGATACTTGTGTATATAAAATTGCTTTGCACCTACTCTATCGTTCGGTGGTGATGTTGCAGCACCTGTATGAACAACTAAGTCAGAAGCATTTGATTCTTCAACTGATATATCATAAAAGATCACATCATCTGTTTCACGAAACACTCTGTGCTTCTTGAAATGAACTTCACTCATTGTATAGTAATTACTTTTCTACTATTATACTCGAAACTTGTGCTGGAGTCAACATAGGTTTGATAATTCTTTGACCCATTGGACTAACTATGAATGATATTATAGCAAGACCACCAAATATTGACCACATTTTCTTCTCTATCAACCTCAAACGGTTGTCTACAAGTCTTATATCTCTCTCACATCCTTTCTTAATATCAGTAGCATGTCTATCTAATTTTACATCCACTTGCTCAATCTTCTCAAATAAAACTGCATCAATACGATCTTGCTTCGTTAGTTTCTCATCATGAACAGCAAGAAGTTGCCCCATCTTTACAGAGTTTTCCTGTAGAGATGAAACTACTTTCTCTAATCTTTCTAGAATGGCTGCGTTTACACCCGTATTATCGTCCACTTTGAGTATTTTTACCTTCACGTATATTTATTTTTCTTAAAACTTGCAAGAAGATCAGCACCTTTTTTGAATTTTGTTCTTCCTTTAGGCATCAAACCTCTAGCAATTACAGGTGGTTTTTTATTTCTTACAGGCGGATCACCAACTGTACCTGCAATCTGACCGCCACTAACATTGTTTGCCATCATCTCTTCATAGAAGTCGTAAAAGGATTTCATTCTCCTCCACCTCCTCCATTACCACCGCCACCGTTTCCACCACCGTTGCCACCGCCATTTCCACCACCGTTGCCACCGTTTCCATTACCACCATTACCATTTCCGTTGCCATTACCATTACCATTTCCGTTGCCATTTCCGTTGCCATTTCCATTACCACTATCGGAACGATTATCTCCACGACCATATCCACCCATATAATATCCCCTTACACCATATCCTTTTCCTTTTCTCTTAATAGGGACGCAAGACTTCAACTTCTTGCTATATTTAAATCCTTTCGGACATTTAGCTCTCTTCTTTGCTTCTCTTAAATTTTGTATGACTCTATCGATGTCCATTAGAGATTGTTGAGTTGATCGAGACACTCCTGATCTACATCAATCGTATCTACTTTTGTTTTTGGATATTCGGGTATCCGTTTTAAAAAAACTAAAAAACTCTTGACGATTGGCCAGAGTTCTTCTTCTAAATTATAAAATAATAAAGGAACTGCAGCATCATGAAAAACATTAAACAATATAATTAAATGATTCATAATCAAATGAATCTTCAACTCTCCAGTATTCTTATACCTTTTAAGCAATCTTTTAATATAACGAATCCTCTTCAAGTCACTTTCAAAGTCATCTTTGGTAACTGCTTGAGGATTGTCATAGAATTTTATAGCGAAGAGCATATAGTTGCTCTCATTCAATTCATCAAATCTCATATTATGTCATTTAACTATCTGGAAGAATGGTGTCATCGGATGCGTCACCAGTAATAGAGCTTGAAGCGACAATCGTTTCAGTTTTTACTCTTAAACTACCGTGCATATCCATATAAGTTGTAATACCAACGTACCCTGCGTGAGAGGGTGCATATTGTGAACTACCAGTTGTTGCTACACTTTGTTCGGTAGTATCTACACCATACATCGTGAAGTTGGATGAATCCATTGCTTCATGATGCGATGTAAATTTAGGTTCACCAGCAGTATTATCAGTTTTTCCCCAGAGAGACATAATTATACCTCGTTAATATATTATATAGTTGTTATTATGCAACAACTGTAACTGTTCCAGCAGCAGTACCAATACTAGCAGCAGAAGTTATTGTAGATGCAGTGTTTGTTCCAGCATCCTTAATTGTTCCACTATTCAAGTTCATTGGGTTTGTTCCAATTGAAAGAACATCATCTGCGTTAGTTGCAGCGTTTGCAGCAGCAATTGCTAATGTAAATACTAATTCATTAGTACCTGTACCAGATGCATAAGGTAAGTTATGTGGTCCACGACCTGAACCTGTACCTTGGTTTCCGTTTGTAACCGCTAGGTATGGAGTACCACCTGATGTATCAACATCAACTGCCTCGTTAAATCTAGCACGAACAGATAAACTAAATCCAGCTGACTTGTCAGCAGTAGTTGTAATCCATTCAATTTCTGTGATATCAGCAGCACCAATAGATGTTGTTAATTCACCGATTGCAACCAGAACTTCTGGTGTTGCACTTGTATTATCGTTACCACTAAGAGATGAACCAGCTTCAAGCACCCAACCACTTGAGTTTGCGAATACCAGTTTCTTCTCAGCAGTGGTCAAATTCTTAGGTTTTGACTCATCTGAGTCTGTTGCTCCCCATAAAGACATGATTCTCTGTATTATTATTATCAGAGATATTTATATTATCTTGCCTTTATCGCTGCCTCTACTTGTTCAAGTAACTTGTCATCCATCTCAGTTTTAGTTAATTTAACTGCTTTTTTAAGGATAACTAGGCACAAGTCGATAAGTTTTTCTCCCAATTCTGCATCGTCGGGAATCTTGTCAATCGCATCTGAAACAATCTTTGAAGCGATTGGTAATAAAAATGAAAACATTGTTAATAATAAGAACTATATTATATAGCTACGGTTTGCCTGGTGCCATGTTTGAGGGGTTGGCAGTTCCTGAACCATATGGATTATATCTCAATCCTTTTTTATCTCCACCTTTAGTACCTGTTGGTTTCTTCTTCTTTGGTTTTCCATCTTTATCATATGGACTGTTCTTTCCACCAGGTCTCATGATGTCAAATGAAGGATCATCCTTTGCAGGAGTTCTTTCTGTATTCTTTGGTGCATTATCTCTTTTAGGTGCACCGTGTGTTGGTGTTCCATCTTTTTTAATTATTGTTTCATCTATCTTCTCTTCACAAGCATCAACTGCCATCACCATTGGATCTCTTTGACCAGCAGCACGAAGTTTGTTCTTGATTAAATTAATCATTGCATATTTGCTACGAAGATCTGGTTTCTCTTCTTCTTTCTCATCTTCTTTCTTTACAGAAGTTTTAGTCATCATACTCGATACTTTATCTTTCTTTGCTAATTCTTCCTTCTTCTTTTTCTCATCATACATCTCTATCATTCTTTTCTGTGCTTCAGAAAGAGTAGAACCTTTTAAGAGGTGGTGAGCATATTGCATACTCTTAGTTTTCTTCTCCTCTTCTTTTTGAGGATCAGGAGAAAGTGTTACTGCACCTGAAGAATAATTATCAACATCCTTACCAGTTATCTTATCTTTTCCTTTTGGTTCTGTAGTTATAGTTCCATCTACAAGATATGCTTCTGCTTGAGTACGAATTGCATTACCAATTGCTTTTCTTCTCTTTAGAAGATACTTATCAGATTTATTTACCTTACCATCATTATTAACATCAGCATCTTCTTTACCAACTGGATCTAATCCACCACCTTTTGCTTTAGCTGTTTTTTCTCCCCTCTTTCTTTCACCTTCATATGGTTCACCGTGATCTGTCATCTCAACAGATTCAATATTAGGATTACCACGAAGTTCAGTAATCTTGGCACGATCAGCAAATCTTACATATGATCTACCATTCTTATCTGTAACTCTTACCTTATATTTCTGACCAGGTTCTTCATCTAACTGTTGTAAATATGCAAGTTCAAGTTCTTTCTCTGCATCATTCTTTTCTACGAATACCTTATATAATGCATTTGCAACACCATCAACCGCTAATTCATCTGCACTATTAATATACTTCTCTGACATACCACCAGTCTTACCAAATAATTTTTCTCTAACCGCAGTTCTTTCTGCCTGACCTAATGAACTGTTAGACATATATTGAGCAAAAGCAGCTTTCAAATCTATATCTTCTCTTCTTGCACGATATCTAATATCATAAACTGCCTGACGAATTTTCTTTTCTGAACCTTCTTCAGACGCACCTTTTTCACCACCACCTTTTGCTGCTGGTTTTCCACCACCTTTCGCTGCAGGAGGTGCAGATTTTTCTTTAGATTTTGCCATTACAGCAGGTGCAAACTTTCTTGCTGGTAGACTTTCAGAGATATCAGTACTCATTTTAATGAAGATTACTTTCTAACTTTATATTTATTTATAAATTGTTTTCCATAGGAAATTCCAGGAACCATTGTTTCAACGTATTTACGAAGTGCATCAGTGCCAGTTAATCTCTGATTTGCTGGAACACCTGATGGAGTTGTTGCATTTACAACTGCTTCTTGTAAATCTTTTACCCAAGATTTAAACATTATATTATTCTCTGCAACACATATTAAATGATTTGCACCACGACGAATAATACGACCAATTAAACCTGTGTTTAAGTTTTCAACTTTATCACCAATATTAAAAATTTCTTTCTTAACATATGATTCTCTTAAATTTTCTGTATCATATTTTGGTGCTATCTCCCATATATTCCAAAACTCTTTCATCTCTTGAACATTCATTGTTTGTCTTACAGTATCAAATAATGACATCGCCATTTTTCTTGGTGTCTCTTCTGGTAATCCTGCACGGAATGATTTGAAATCTCCTTCTGCTGCAGCGAGTCTCATTCTTGAAGATGATAAACCCTCCATACCCTCTGCATCTGGATCACGATCACCTGATGATACAACTTCCATATTATCAAACTGATAGAGTTGTCCATTATAATTTTGAGATAATTTATCAAACTCTTTGACACGATCTTGTCCTGCAACGATTCTTACATTTGTATAACCATCATTATGTGCCTTCTTCAAAACATCAAAGATTGTACGATTTGCTCCATCATTCACAATTCTTTCACTGTGTTGTGGAAACATCTGTCTCATCATTGATACTTTAGTGTCAGCATCAAGTGGATTCTTCTTTGGATCTTGTGATCTTGACGGAACAATTATATAATCATCACCATTACCAAGTTCAGCAGATTGTGCAGCGGACTGTGCTGCAACATCCATTAATTGCAAATGACCTGCGTGTGGTGGATTAAATCTACCAAATGCAAGAGTTAATGTTCCTTTTGTTTTTTCAACTGGTGGCGGACCTGCTGCTAAATCAGGACTTTGAACTTGTTGTTGCTGCTGTTGTTGTTCTTCAGGTGGTGCTTCTTGTTGTTCAGGTGGTGGTGCTTGTTGTCCTTGAGGTGGTGCCTCCATATTAGGATCAGATAAATTCTTTTCCTTTTCTGATTGTGCTGGATCTTTACCACCAACTTTTTGCCTCTTATTAAAAAACTTTAATTTGCCCTTCTCTGTTTTCGCTACAAATTCTCCTGTAGTACGATCTGTCCATCCACCATGACCATCACTCTGCAATCCCAATCTAGCTGCTTGTTGGGTTGCAGTACTTTCAGTAATAAATTGTAAAAATGATTTCATCAGTCTTTTATTAGTTTCAATAAGATTTGATTCTTATTGTGCGTCATATACTCAAGAATAGACGCTCTGGTATGTTTATATTTATCATCTTTATCAGCACCCAATGTTCTATAAGAAAAAAACATAAAGTTATCGTAGATATTTCCTCGGATAATCTTTTGTTTTTTAAACTGGATTATCAGTGATTCGATTAGATCATTCATACTTTAAATCCTAATTTATCTGAAGGTCTATTATAACTATTTTTATTTCGTAAAACTAAATTTGATATAGTTCTATCTGATGTAGAAGCAACGTTAAATCTAGGAATACCATTATCTATATCTAGTTTAACATAGAATATTTCATTGTCTAATATATCCTTTACAATTTCAGTAAATTTTTTAGAGACCATGCTTTTCTTTGAATATTCAACCAATTTTTTTTCACACACATATGCTATATTTCTAAGTGTAATAGTTTTTCTATTTCTTAGTTCAGAATCATTCATAATAAGATTAGCAAATAGTTGTTTTGATACATCTGATATTACAGCATCATTACCTCTAAGACCACCAACAGATCCAGCAGCTTGTCGTGATATCACACCCACTAAAGCACATCCTTGAATAGGTCCCATATTCATACTATTAGAATTTATCGTGCTCATTAACTGAAATTCAGTTGTGGATTGAAATTTAGGATTAACTTGTGAAACCAAAGAAGTCATTTTAAGTGTATTCGCAGTTCCCTTTGATTTTGCAGAAACTTTAATTTGTTTTGTAGATGTACTAATAATATAATCTAAAAGTTGTGCAGATCCAGAACCAGGAAATGATACTGTAGATGATGCATTTATACCTAAATTCTTATTGATCAATCCTGACTTAAGACAAAATATCGGACCAATCGCTTCACCAAAATCATTCCTAATAGATGCCATAGGAAGTTCAGTAAACTTGTATCCTACTAATCCACCACTTCCTGATGAAACATAATCAACTAAATCAAGTAAATATTCTTGCAATTCTCCTTTTATATCTCCTCTATTTTTAATTGATGTTTTAAGAGTTGTCACATATGATGTCAATGACAAAGGTGCACCTAATCCAAACGCTTGTGGTTTTAGATTAACTACACCTAATGATTTTGGTTTTACTAAATTATCTACATTTGTGAAAAATATATCTTGTCCAACTCGAATTGCTACTCTAGTATGTGATTTAGATTGACTATCAATATAAGTTACAGGTGTTCCTCTTGTTAATTGTTGTGTCAATCTATTTCCATTTTCTTCATATAATATTCCAGTATCTACTTTCGCAACGGTTGAAACATCACCTTGACCTTTGAAATTATCGTTCCAATTATCGACTCCTCGACTTGCTGCCATTGACTTTTTGACTATTTATTTCTAGATATGCCAACTTAATTTCTTTATGTCTTAAAATAATTTTTTTTGCCTCTGTCATTTCTTCATGATAAAAGACAATTGGTTGTTCGTGTAATCCTGCATCGCCACTCATTCTTCTTCTCCCAAACTTAACGGTTTACCAAAAGTTTTATATGTTAGTTGTTCTTTTAGGAAGTCAACTTGTAACTTTAAACTTTTATTTTCTTTTTCTAGAACATCTATGTGCTCTTCATAAACATGAATCATACTTTGTAGTTCATTATTTTTTAATTCTAAGTCCCAGTCCATAGGGGGTTATCTACTATATTATAAGTTTAATATTTTCTTAATTATCTGTCATCCGATGCACGGTTCTCTGATTCGTATACATTAAACTCTCCACCAGGATATCTTTTCTTTAGTTTTTCTACGTTTCCAGCGACTACATCTTCAAGTGAAACATCAAGTGCAGCACAAGCTTGCATCACATACCACATAACGTCACCCAACTCAATAATAAGATGTTCTCGATTGTCGTCGTTCCAAGGCTTACCTTGGAAAACCATCTTCTTGACGATTTCCATAAACTCACCACCTTCAGCACTAATCCCAACAGCAGCAGTAAGAAGCCTGTGAATATTGGCACCCTTTCCGTCAAGGGAACTAATACTCTCAATAAAGCATTGATAATCCTTACTGGAATCGGATGTGACACCATCCACGAATAGAGCATACTTATCAAAGTCAATTTTTTTAGTCATTAAAATTTAAATTCTGCGAACGATTTTTTAAAAGGTTTCTTCTCTTCATCATTATACTCTTGTTCTGTTTTATTGTCAAGAATATCATCCTGTGCTTTCTGTTCACAGTCATATAATCTCATCTTTGCACGGTCTACACCCACAACAAATCTTTTGTAGATGGTTGGGTCATTATATCTATTCTTCAATTGTTTGACCATTATTTGCCCAAGACCCTCAAGCTCCTCTGTACTAATAAGAGCAAACATAAGATCAGCAGTGGCGGGAAGACCGAACGACTCGCTTGTGTCAGTAAGATCAACATCACTACTACCGAAACCAGAACGAGTCGTCTGAGTAGCGGAGACGATAGGTACATTAGCCTCAACTGCAAGACCACGGAGTTCTTCAGCAATGGCTTTAATATACGAGTAAGAATTGACATTGTTGTTTGTGCGATAACGAGATGATGCACATATATTCAGATAATCTATGAATATTATATCAGGAGTAAATGACTTCTTCAGTGCGAGTTCATTTAACAATGATTTAAAATGACCTGAATGTGCAGATGCAGTAGGGTACTCTTTAATTATAAGAGTTCCTTGAGTTTTTTTACTAATATTATTTACCTTATTTTCAAACATAGGTTTAGGTAAATCAGTAATGTCTTGTATATTAACATTTAATAAATTTGCATCTATTCTTTCTGCAATCTTTTCTTCTGCCATTTCAAGAGTAATGTATAAAACATTTTTACCTTCTAGAAGGACAGAACTAGCGTGATGGCACATAAACAAAGACTTACCCACACCAGTACCCGCAAGTGCAATATTAAGTGTTTTGTTTGGGAGACCTCCCTTTGTAATTTTATTAAAGAGTTCGAGGTCGAATTGAACCCTGCTTTCTTTCCTGTGATATGATTCGTATCTTGCTTCATAGTCTTCCAAGTAATCGTGCCCTACATGATTATCGAAAGAAACAGCCAAAGCGTCAGAGAGAATGCTAGGAATAGCATCCCTTCCTTTTTTGTCATCTTGTCCATCTGCGAGTGCGATTGATTCCATGAGTGCCAAATATATAGCACGATCACGACACCATTTCTCAGTTGAATCAGTTAACCATTGACTATCTATTGGTGCATCATCAAATGTTTTTGTAGTATCTCTTGCTTCTTTTATTTCTGTTTCTGTTAAGTCAGTACGATTCTCAATCTCAATATTAAGTGCTTCGATTGTAATTGCAGCATCATACTTCACAATGAATTGTGTTGCCTCTTCAAATATTATCTTTTCAGTTTTATTCTCAAAATATTCTGGTTCGATGAAGGGAATTACTTTTCTAGAGTATTCTTCATCAAAAATCAGATTACGAAGAATAGTAGTTTCAATTCTTTCCATAATGAATATATGTGCTCATAATATACTTAGAATCATTTTTTGGTGGTAATCCAGTATGTGGATACTCCCAAGTCGGTGGGAATACTATCACTCTACCAGAAACTGGTTGAATATTCAAGTTGTGTAACGGAAACAAAGTATTTCCATCATTATCATTCAAGTAAAATAAAAATGCAACTGCTCTTATTGATGAACTTGAGTCTGTAACATCGACGTGTTCATCAAATTTTTCATTACCATTATTATAATATCTTTTAATTCTAAATTCCTCTAGTTCTTTTAGAGGTGGTATATATTTTGATCTTACATCATTTTTATATTGATTGTATACTTGTGTCAGATAAGGTATTAAGGAACGAACGATATTAGGAGATAATTGGTTTAAATTTAATTGTGTAAAACAAGGGCACCCATTGTAATCAACGTACTCTTGATGGTTTTCATTATTCTCAAATAAATCTATGAAACTTTTACAAGCTTTACCAGGAATAACATTGTCATATACCTTAACCATATGAATATTGTTCTTTTGATATTTCATCTAACTTCTTCATTACCTCTTCGGTAAAATATTTTTCTGGATTTTTATATATTTCTTTAGCATATACTTTCTTTCCATCCATCTCATATCTACCTGCAACATTTTTCCAGAGACCACCTATCTCTCCTAAGTCTAAAAGACCATAGTATTTGTCGAGTCCTCTTTCATCATAGTAAAGACGAACTTCAACTTCTTTATTCTCTTTACTTAAACGTGACTTATGAGTCTTTGCCTTGATAATGTTTCCAATGACATCTTTTCCGTCTTTTTCTTTTTTCTTGGTAAGATAGATGATTGTAGATGCTGCATACTTGAGACCGCTGCCTCCTCCCATTTCTTTAGTTGGGACATAAGAACCGATAACGTCATAGGTGTGATTAGTTACTATAAGTGGAATGTTTGCTTGACCAAGTTTAAGTGTAAGCATTCTAAATGCTCCTTTGACAAGTTGAGATTTGGTCATATCTCGAACCATCTTATCATTTAATGTGTCGGTAATTTCTTTCTCTGTTGAAAGCATACCTAGAGAGTCTAACACAAACATACAAGGTTTGCGATTCTCTTCTTCTGTCTTAAGGTATATATCTACTGCCTTTAGTGCCTTACCACGAAACTGTTCAATCGTTACGACATTGACAACAACAAGTCTGTTTTGATCAATTCCACGAGATGCAAGTAATCCCTTGGTGATTGCAGCTTCAGTATCAAAATAGAGACAATACCCATCAGGGTTAGTGTCCAAAAAGTTTTTGACGACAGCAAGGGAAAAATAAGTTTTACCAGTACTAGTTTCACCAGCAATGGCAGTGATCTTATTACTAGAAACACCACCATAAATGGAACCGCTAACCACTGCATTAAAGATGTGTGATCCTGTGTCGATGAATCTTTCTGTTTCATCTATGTCTGCTGCAATTTTGGTGAAATCATCTCCGATCTCCTTAACTATTTCTTTCAAAAAATCCATACTAACTTTCTTTGCGATGATGTACTTCAACATAGGATTGACATTTTGGACAAGAGAGATTGGTTACAAAATCATATGCATGATCTTTACCATAAAACTCTTCTTCTAAATCGTGGTCTCCTCCCCAGATAAGTTCGGTGCCACAGTGCCAACAATCCATTTTATTTTTATTATACTATTTTTTCACTTAAACGTCAAGGTTATATTGATATTCCCCTTTCTTCACGCAGTATCTTTTTATAAGGTCCATCAGGATTTAAATCTCTGACTTCTTTTACTTCTTTCAAAAGATGATACAATCTAGCATCTCCTCCAAGAGAAAGAGCATTTACGATTGTTTCTAAATCGTTATCATTAATAGGTAATTCCATTAGGAAAAAAATAGTTCTAAGTTTACAGTTTTTTCAACATTCCACCCAATTGCATCTAAGATTGTTCTGAGTGGTTCAACAAAACTTTTGTCAAATTGTAAGTCATAATCGACATACTTTTCAAGGTCAAGTTCTCTAGGAAAATCTTGAATGAATGATATTACATTCTCTTGAATAATATTAGGTTTTTTCAAATAGAGAAATTTGACCTTTTCTCCATTTCCAATGAGTGAATACTTATTGTCAATCTTTTTCGCTTTCACATAATGATTAAACAATAATGCACCCCGTATATGTATAGGAGTTCCCTTTGCATAGATTGTAGAATGTGCTTTATACTTCTGAACATTTGATGCAGTGCGAGGAAATGCAATCTCTTCTGGTGGTAGTTTTTTGAATTGTTTTCGAGACTCATCAATGAAATCAATGACTTCTTCTTCAGTGCCATTCATCATTAACTTGAGTGCACTTTTAATTAATGCACGACAAGGTGCAGGAGTTGAAGATTTAACTGCTTCAATACCCATCATCTTGAGATTTGGTTTTTCATATCGAACACCTTCACTATCCCATACATTTAAAATATATCTTTTCTTTGCTGTCCAGATGCCACGGTCTGCGATATTCTCTCGCTTCATTACCATCTTATTATCATAAGCATTTACGTAGTTCGCCAACGTTTCATAAGAACCCTCAATATACTTCTCAAATTCCACTTCACAGATCTTATTAAGGAACGACACAATGCTCGCAGCATTCTTTTCTCTGCCTTCGTATACCCTATCGACAAGATCACCCAAGTTGAGATAGATGCTGTCAGTATCACTAGCAATAACATAGTCTTCACCCTCCGTTTTTAGTATTTTGTTTAAGTATGCGTTCATTTTGTTTTCTATCCAACGAATAGAAACCTGCCCTGATAATGTAATTGCTTCCGCATTTGCTAATTTGTAATAGCGAAAATATTGATTACCAATCGCACCATAGGCAGAATTAAGAGAAATCTTCTTTGCCATCTGGATATTATTACAACGGGCAATTTCCTTTTCAAGGTTTTTTGTAGGAGTCTTTTCATATGCCTTCTTTGCAGTAATCATCCTCTTCTTGAAGATAACTCTTTCGTTATACATCTTCTCCATCAACTCTGGTAAGAACCCACGAACATCTTTACGATACATTGCACCATTTGCACAAACAGCATTATTCTTATACATCTCAAAAGTCAAATCTTCATTAAGGATTTTGTCAACTGTAACTGATGGATGTTTTGTATCCAATAAAGTTTCTGGAGAAATATTATATTGCATAATCAAATGCGGATATAGACTATTCAAGTCAAAAGAAACAACCCAATCATATTTGCCAGGTATTGGTTCTTTTACATATGCACCAGCATACTTATCATTTTTATGTGACCTATTCTTTGGAGGTATAACAATATTCCTTCTCTTTAGATAATTGTAGATAATCGTATCCCACATTCTTACCTGATAGAATACATCTTCATAATTTACCTTTGCATCATATGCCATCGTCAATGCAAGTTCAATCAACTTCATCTTATCCTCAAGACGGTCAACCAGTTCAACGTCAATGATGTTGTATTCTACAAACTTTTGCCAACCTTGAGTGTAGAAGTCTTTAAATGTATCAAATTCAGAGTGGTCAAGTTTCTTTTGTCCAAGTTCTACACTTGCAATATAATCCAAACGATATGACTCTTGTGCTTTGTAAGTAAACTTCTTATATAAGTCAAGATAATCTAACTGCGATACACCACCAATATCATAAGAAATTTGTTTACGTCCCATTATCGTAGTTTCTTCTTCAGTTACAAGACCCCAAGGTGACATTCTTTTCTTTAGTTTCTCACCAAGTATGCGGTCAATACGACGACAAAGATATGGAATATCATAAAACTTACTGTTCCAACCAGTAATAACTTCTGGTGTATTATCTTCTATCATCCACCAGTTGATGAAATCTGTAAGAAGTTCATATTCTGTAGTAAATGATTTGTATATTACGTTCTCTTGTTTATTATTAAATGCCCCAAGACCCCAAGTGCGTATTTGTTTTGTTGTATAATCTTGTAATGAGATAAGTAATATTTCTTCTGCAGCAGATTCTACATCGGGGAATCCATATTCAGACTTTACCTCAATATCAATTGTGGTTAATTTAATTTGTTCAATATCAAACTTTAATTCTTGCTCTGGATATTTGTCTGATATGTATTGATAGATAAATCTTTCATTACCATAGATATTAAAGTTTTCAACCTCATTATAATTTTTTATAAAGTCTCTACATTCACGAACTGTACCAGGTTCAATTGGTTCAACGGGCAAACCATCAAGTGTTTTATATTTTGTCTTTCTTTTTGAATCTACAAATAATGTTGGGTAGAACTTTTCACGAGTAGCAAAGTGTTTACCATCTTCATATCCACGAACCAAGAAATTATCTCCGACCATTTGGACGTTGGTATAAAATCTCATTACGTAGTTAGTTCAGTATATTTGTCTATAATTGTACCAGTTGGATCTGCAATCGTCAATATATCTTCTGACCTTATCATAAACTCTGTTTGATTTGTAATATCTGCTTTCCAAGGCACCATATCATCAATACCATTGTAAACGTATGGTTTAATCATTTTACAATTAGGATTACCTAATTCTGCATCAATTTCTATAATCTCTGCAATCAGAGTACAGTGAGCATTTAACATTACACATTTAATCATTTCCTTCCTCCTTCAACTTAAACGATTCACATTTATCCTCATACATTTGAGTTACTGAATCAAGTGGTTCTACTATAGTTAGCACACTATCTATCGGTATAATCATTTTTTTATCTTTAGATAAAACTACCCAAGGAATCATAGCGACATCAATTCCAAAATCTCCTCCTCTACTTTTATCTTCTTCAGTAACAAATTGTCTATCTTTTATTTCAATTATATGAGGATTTTCAAGCATGTATGCGTGTGCAACATCTTGACCTTCAGCAACTAATTCTTTCATTTCAGAGATTAGTTGTTCACCTGTTTTAAGTAAACTAATTTTGATTGACATTTTTCTATCTAATTAATTGGTAGATTCCTATAGCCGCTTATGCTGAACCTACCAAAGGGCATAACCGCAGCCAGTATTTCTCTGACAAATATATTATAGCACAACTTTTCCAATTGTCCAACTCTTGTATCCAAATGCATCTATTGTATCGTGAGTATCAATTTCACTTTGCTCTGGTATTACCACACAATATCCAATACCAAGATTAAAAACTTTTTTCATTTCCTCTTCTGGTATCTCACCTGCTGACATTATCTTTTGAAATATTTTAGGTAACGGCCAAGAATTGTAATCAATATCTGCCTTTAATCCATCAGGTAAGCAACGTGGCAAATTCTCTGGAATACCACCACCAGTAATATGTGCCATACCTAATATAGGAACTTCATTTATAAGTTCCATTACAAGTGGAGCATAGATATGAGTTGGTGTTAAAAGTTTTTTCGTTGCTTTTAATTTTTTCTGTCTTATTAAATGATTAACTAAACTGTAACCATTACTATGAATACCACTACTTTCAATTCCGATTATAAGGTCTCCTTCTTGAATAATTGAACCATCAATTATTTCAGATGACTCAACGATTCCTGTACTAAATCCTGCGAGGTCAATATCAAAAGTCATTGGATGTTCAGCAGTTTCACCACCAATAAGTTCAACACCTGCTAACTCACATCCTTTAATGATACCTGTCATAATATCATCTACTTTTGTATTGATTGTATTAAGAGAAATATAATCTAAAAAATATAAAGGTTTTGCACCACAAGTAATAATATCATTAACACACATTGCAACCAAATCAATACCTATAGTTTTATAGTTGTCTAGTCTACTACAAATACAAATTTTTGTTCCAACTCCATCAGTACCAGAAACTAAAATAGGTTCCTCATATCCACGAGGAACCTTATACATACCACCGAATCCACCGATGGTAGGTACTTTTTGTTTTAGTCTTTCAACGAAAGCATTACCTGCTTCAATATCAACACCCGATGATTTATAGGTAGTTTTTTCTTGCATGATGTTCTGGAACTATCTTACCCAATTTGACGGTAAGTAATCCATCTTTAAATAAAACCTCTCTGACTTCAATATCTTCTGATAGTGACCAGGTTCTGTTGAAAGATCTCTGAGCCAGTCCTTGATAGACATACTCGGATTCTTTCTCTTTTTCTTTTTTCTTTCCTTCAACAATAAGTTTTCCATATTCAGTATAAACATGAAGTTCATTTTTACTAAATCCTGCTAATGCTATTTCTAGTATTGATTCAACATTATTTACATGAATAAGATTGTAGGGTGGATAGTTTGTTGCGGTTTCGTAAGAATTGAAAAAATTATCTAGGTATGAATCCATACCAATTCCATTCTTAGAAATAATCTTCATTAGTTCTGGAAGATTAGCAGAGTGATACTTCTGTAGTGAAGTCATAATAGTTCTCCTTTAAAAGCGAGTGTAAATTGTGAACCCTTTCGGCATTCTCAATTATTTAACAATACACTACCACTTTTCCATAATAATCTCTATAGTATTATCAACATCCATATGTTCGGTTGTTACATTAAAACCTTTTGATTGTGCGGTTTCTACTACAGCACATTTTGCATATGCCTGAGTTACTTTTTGTAGAAATCTTTCAATAGGAAATGATTCGTGCCAAGTATCAACCTCAGTAACTAATTCAAATACTCCATCATCATTAATCTTAAATCCCGCTGTCATCGGTCTCATTACTTCTAAAGATGTATCATACTTAGTTACTCCTATTTCAACTTGAACCTCTTCGTGTTGATGATTAGAAGGATTTTTTAACAATACATTTTCTGTTCCAGTATATCCAATAGTAAGCAATGCTTTAATTAAAAAATCTTTATCCTTCAGTTTCGTTTTGATGTTGGTGAAGTGAGACATTTTGTTTCTGATAGTATTCTGGTTTTAATTCTCTAGACTTAACATTACCTAGAGTATCTTCTATTTCTTTTGTAATATCTATACAAGTATCATTTGTTACTCCTTGAACTTCTTCAGTAACATTACCGTCTTGGTCAATACGAAAAATAATTCTTTGCATGTTTCAGTAGCATAAAAAAAAGACCCTCTGCCCCACTCTCTTGAGTTGCATCTTAGGTCTAAAAAAGGAGGGAGGTTGGGTTCCTGTGTACCAACAAAAGATGGGCATTACTACAGAGTAAATACATCTTTGCCTGAGACCCGACTGGTAAGTCGATTCTGCTTTCGCAGCAGCACCACCTGTGTCTCATCACCTTAACCAGCGATTGCCAGTAAGTTTATTCAGTCACTCCCATTGTTGCGTCCAACAATATAAGTATAGCACAAAAAAAGGAGGTGTCAACCCTCCCCTTCTTCTTTCTTCTTTTTAGCACCAATATTATATTTCGTTTCTAAAATCCATTCACCTTTATCTTTAAATGATAACACTTTGATTTGATTAAGAGGTGCAATGTCTTGTATACGAACTACATCGACCACACCAACCAATCCCCAATCAGCAAGAAGCTGAGCAATACGGTTGCGACGCTGAACATCGTTAGAAGTAAGGTTAGCGTGTTTTCCATCAAGAGCAAAAAGTTCTTTAAAGTGGACAAGATAATACCTCCCTTGCTTATGAAGTATGTGACAACTTTGATATATTTTCTTTTCTTTCCTACTTGCTACACCAATTCTTGTGAGAGTTTCTCTGACTTTCAGGAAATCATCTGGTTCATTCAATGTTACCTCCACCATTTGGTCGGGAGACCATGTGACGACAGGTTCTTTAACAACACTCATTTCGCTCCTCCAGTATCAAATTTAGATTTTATAAAGTTGAGTTGTTTTTTTGTCAGAATTTTCAAAGCTTGTTTTGCTTTTTCGTTACTATAACCATAATAACGTTTCACATAATCAAGGTCTTTAATCATATCCTTACGAAGCCAAGGAGAGAATCTCTTCTTAGTTCTGAGAGTATTTATATAAAAGTCGTATTGCATCCGCTTTGGTAAGAAATTATACTTATTCATTTCGTTAGCAAAAAGGATTGCATCTAAGTGTCCTGAGAAACAACGATTGATTATGTATGGTGGATAATCTTTCTCTACTAGAGGATCTTCATCTATTAAATTTTTCTTTGTTTGGTTGATTGAGTTCAACCAGTCTTTCAGTTCCATCTTCATTATCAAAATAGTTTTCACAAGAGCAGACAAGATTACGATCTCCATAAACATTGTCAATTCGTGATATCGCTGGCCAAAACTTATTTGTTTGATTGGCAGGATACGCTGCTTCATCACGACTATAATTATACACCCATTCATCTGAACTTACAACCTTTGCTGTATGGGGTGCGTTTTTCAAGATATCTTTATTCTTATCAATCTCTCTTCGGATACTTACCATTGCTGAACCAAATCTTTCAAGTTCTTCTAATGATTCACTTTCAGTTGGTTCTACCATTACTGTTCCTGTAACTGGCCAAGATAATGTAGGTGCGTGAAAACCATAATCCATCAATCTCTTTGCCACATCTTCAGCACTAATACCATCAAAATATCGAACATCAAATATACATTCGTGTGCCACTCTATCGTTTGCACCTTTATATAATACTTTGAAGAATGGTTCAATACGATGCACTAACCAGTTTGCAGTAAGTAAAGATATTTCACTTGCCTTTCTTAATCCATCAGCACCCATCATTCTTATATACATCCAACTGATTGGAAGTATAGATGCACTACCTTGAATTGCTGCTGATACTCGATGGTTCATAAAAGGAACAAGATGTTCTGCAACACCAATAGGACCAACACCAGGACCACCACCACCGTGAGGAATACAGAATGTCTTATGTAAATTCATATGGCATACATCAATACCATACTCACAAGGTTTTGCTAATCCGACTTGTGCATTTAGATTTGCACCATCAAGATATACCTGTCCACCACTCTCGTGAACAATTTTACAAATGTCCTTAATGGTTGGTTCAAATACACCGTGAGTTGATGGATATGTAATCATAATACAAGACAACTCAAGACAGTTCATAAGTGCTTGCTTTTCTAAATCCTTTAAATCTATATTACCTTCTTCATCACATTTAACAGGAACAATCTTCATACCTGCCATCACTGCTGATGCAGGATTAGTTCCGTGTGCACTTGTAGGTATCAAACATACATTTCTTTTTGTATCACCATTACTTCTGTGATATTCTTGTATTGCAAGTAAACCTGCATACTCTCCCTGTGAACCTGCATTTGGTTGTAATGATACTTCTTCAAATCCAGTAATATCACATAACCATTCTTGTAAATCAAACATAATTCTTTGGTATCCAAGAGTTTGATTTTCTGGTGCGAATGGATGCATATTCGCAAACTCATTCCAACTTACAGGCATAAGTTCTGATGCTGCATTTAATTTCATAGTACAACTTCCAAGTGGCATCATACCATTTACTAATGAGAAATCTTTTGATACTAACTCATTAATGTATCTCATCATATTAGTTTCACTTTGATACTTATTGAAAACATCTTGTCTTAACCAAGGTTGTGTTCTCTCTGGAATATCTTTCCACTTGTATCTACCAACTGACTCAACAATATGATCAATACTATCACTTTTGTTTACTAAATCTTGTTGTGAATTAAGAATATCTTTTATCTCATCAAGAGTCGTAAGTTCATCTAAAGTAATGATAGTATGGTCATCTTCATAACGAACATTGTATCCTTCAACAGTAAGAAAACTTCTGAATCGCACTGTATCAAAACCTTCAGTATCATCTACCTCAATACCTAACCAGAATAATCCTTTTCTTAATATTTCACGATAAGTTAGAATACGATTTGCAATTCTTTTGAGTCCTTCTGCTCCGTGATATGCAGCATAAAATCCTGCCATATTTGCAAGTAGTGCTTGTGCTGTGCATATGTTAGATGTTGCCTTATCTCTTCTTATATGCTGCTCTCTAGTCTGTAGTGCCAATCGTAGTGCTTTGTTACCTTGAGCGTCTACAGACTGTCCTACTATCCTACCAGGTATTTTTCTTTTATACTTATCTGTTGTTGCAAAGAATGCTGCGTGTGGACCACCAAATCCCATTGGTACACCAAATCTTTGCATACTACCAACTGCAACATCAAAACCCATTTCACCTACAGGTTGCATAAGAACCTGTGCTAATGGATCGACAATTGCAATCTTCATACACTTACAAACTTCTGCTAATCTTAATACTCCATCACGATGTCTTAAATTACCGTGACTATTTGGTAATTGTACAATGACTCCAAATGCATCAGAAAAGAAAGCGATTGGTATTGAACCATCAAAATCAATTTTAATGATATTAATTCCTAGTGGTCTTGCTCTTGTTTGTAATACTTCTAGTGTTTGTGGGAATATTTTATCATCAACTATAAAATCTTTCTTCTTACTTTGACTATGTGCAAGTAACATTGCTTCTGCTGCTGCAGTTCCTTCATCTAACAATGATGCATTTGCAACTGGTAATCCAGTAAGTTCTGTAATTAATGTTTGATAATTAAATAATGCTTCTAATCTACCCTGTGATATCTCTGCCTGGTATGGAGTATAAGATGTATACCAAGCAGGATTTTCAAATACATTACGAAGAATTACTGATGGTGTAATTGTGCCATAGTATCCTTGACCTATCAAACTTCTCTTAACAACATTATGACTTGCAATATCTTTTAATTCTGTAAGTGCCTGTTGCTCACTACATCCTTCTGGTAATTTACTATCACCACGAAGTAAAATTGAATCAGGAACAATCTCTCTGACCAATTCATCTATAGTTGATAGACCAAGATCAGCAAGCATTTTGCGTTGTTCTGATTCTGATGGTCCGATATGACGTTGAATAAATTCTGACATATTACCCATTCACCATTTCATCATCCATAGTTTTATTTCGGATGACAATTGTATTACTATCATAGTCAGGATAAAATTCAATTATATCCTCGGTGTCCCAACACATTTCCTCATAAAGCATATTGAGTTTTTGCATGTCTTGGTACATATCTGATGGTCTTTCATCCATTTAAAAAATTCCTAGTTTGTAATTAAAAAGAAGTAATTCCTTTCTAGTCTTTTGATTTCTCATATACTCTCCGACAGAACGCATTGTATATGTTAAATCAAATTCAGCAACATTCCAATTTGTAAATCTATCTTTTACTAACTGGTCTGAATTATAACTTATAAGCATTTCAGAATTATATATTTCACAAGCTTTTGCAAAATTATCGTGGTCAAACTTTTTATGCATTGAACCCTTTCTACCATACAAATTATCCTTAATATCGTATGGTGGGTCAAGATAAATAAATGTTTTTTCTTTATCTCCTAACAAATGACGATAATCAACATTTGTAATATACCAGTCCTTCAATCAGTTTACTGTAAACTGGTAATTTATCAATACCTCTCATTGAGAAGTTTGCATCACTAGCTTGTTCAGAAAATGATGATGATTCAGTAAGACCACTGAAAGAACATTTGTTTATAATGTAAAAACAAACTGCACGGTCTTTATCTATAATATCAAGGTCATATAATTTTTCTTTTGCATCTTCAAACAATCCTCTTGCAGAAGCACGATCAGGAAATCTTGATTTTAATTGGTGCAATTCACTATGAACATAATCTCCATTGACCTGTAACTGTAACCAGAAATTATATAATGGTTCATACAAATCATTAACTACAATCTTTAGTTTTGGATACTTCTTTGTAATGTGTAATGCAACACTTCCACCACCTAAAAATGGTTCATAGTAAACTTCATAATCTCTTAAGTCTGGAATATATGGTTCCATCTTTTTGCAAGCACGAGACTTGCCACCAGGATAACGAAGTGGTGTCTTATATGATTTAAGTGATTTAATCGTCGTGGTCATCCCAAGGGTCAGTTAAATTTTCATTATCAAAGAATCCCTTGTACACACCATATGCTGCTAACAAAACAGTAATGACTGCAATTGATATACCAAAGGTAAAATCAGGATTTAAATTAAGATGCGGAATCAATATATAATTCCTCCACCTGTTCTTCTCTGTCTTAATTCTTCAAGTTCAATTTTAATCTCAATTATTTCAGTAAGGTCGTTTACTGAATTAGACATCGATTGATATCCCGCACCAACAAAGATTTGTCCTGCCATTACTGCAACAGTGCAAGCACCCCAGAACAAATAGTATTGATAAGATTTTATTTGTGCTTTAGTTTTAGCAAAAGTTGATTTAGTCATTATATAATTAATTTTTTAGTAGGTGTTGATAACTTACCAAACATAGTATTATATTGTTCGATAATTTCTTCTTGAGGATTTCCTTCATACACAACGTATTTTTTAGTAACTTCAATTTTATCTTTTTGAAGTAAAGGAGACCAAGGAGCAAAAGCAATTCTTCCCTCTTGTGGAGAAGGAACTGCTACGATTGGATTTTCGATTACATAAGAATCATTTGTTTCTTCAACGATGTCGGTGATTACATCTTCACCAGACCACATACGAATTAGTTTTACAGTCATTTAAATTTCCATTAATAGTATTTTAGCAAGTAAACATTAAAAAGTCAATTATTCAAAAGGTAAGTGTGGTCTTTTGAATTTTATTCTAAACTTTCTTAAAAATATATCAAGTGCAAAGTCTCCTCCACCATAACAAAGGACGCAGAATGCACCACCAAAGTATAGTATTAAAAGTTCGAGTAAGTAAATATTAAAACCTGATGTGGCAACTGCGTGATATATTGCAACTGATATTGTCCCAACAATAGATAATGCACCAAGTCTTGTAAGCAATCCAATAATTATTAACCAACTACCATATATTTCAGAGTATGCAGCAATATATGATAAGAAAATTGGAAAAGGTAATCCAAGAGGTTTTACAAAAGCATTTGCAAAATTTTCTATATCTGCTGTTTTTTCATATCCGTGATGTATCAACATAGTTCCTATTGATAATCTTAAAATTAATAAACCAAAAGATTTAATCATTTGAATTCACACTCCACCATAATTTCTGTTAACGCTGCCAAAAGATTAATTTCTTGATCTGCGACGAACGCAATTTGATACTGATATTTTGCAATAATAAGGACAGCAGCAGGTATAGTGCTATGCTCCAAGGAATCATATAAGCTATCGTAAATACGACGCAATAACATAGAAGTGTCGTTGTCCAAGTTGGAAACAACCCACTTACGAACTTCCGAAAAGTTTTTTTGTTTGAGACTTTTAATGAGATCATTTACTGCAACATCTGAGAAAACTGCTAATATACCACTATCTATTTTTCCACTTACTGAGTATCTCTGACACTCATTTAATACTCTTCTCCAATCAGGGAAAATGACTATTAATTAATTGTGCTACAACTTTTTTATCTGCCTCTATCTTTTCTTGTTCAAGAATATTTGTAAGTCTTGAAAAGAATTGTGCTGCTATTGTTGGTTTGTCTCTTTTGTGTATAGAGAAATCAACAACGCTGCACCGAGAATGGAGTGGCTCAATAATCTTGTTTTTGTAGTTGCAGGTAAAGATAAACCTACAGTTTTTTGAGAACTCCTCAATAGACGCTCTGAGAAGGAGCTGTACATCGGAAGTGGTATTGTCTGCTTCATCAATGATGATGACTTTATGTTTCGACTCACTTGTAAGAGAGACGGTAGATGCGAAGTTCTTTGCGTTGTTCCGAACAGTGTCCAGAAAACGTCCTTCATCCGATCCATTAATGACATAGTAATCTGCTCCTAAGTTGATTACACAATGCTTTTGCTACTGTGGTCTTACCAATACCTGGTGGACCTGACAATAACATATTTGATATCTCACCTCTTTCAACAAAATCTTGAAATGTTTTCTTGATACTCTTTGGTAGAATACACTCATCAATTGTCTTGGGTCTGTATTTTTCAACCCATATAAAATCACTCATTATTTAAAACCTTTTGATTTTGGTTTTGGTTTATCGAAGTACATGAATAACTGTTCCTTCAAACCAAGGTGAATTGCAGTTATTCCACCAATATTCCTGTACCTCCTCCCAAGATTCTACCACAAAAGATTTAGTTTGACAAACTATTCGATAATGATGGCGATCATAAGGTTCATCAGAAGTTTGAGAAAAATATCTTGGGTCATCTTTAGCAATTAATTGCATTTTCTTTTGCCCTCCATTCTTTTCTCATTCTAACATAAACATCGCTTTTCGCAACAATGTCACGAACTTTTTTAAATACTCTTGCAGATTCAGCATATTTACTTGATAGATTATCTTCTTCTTGAGGTAATACTTCTTTAGTTCCTTTTTTGTATTTCTACCAGAGTTATGATTCGCATATCTTCTTGCTCTAGTAAATCCCATTTCTAAAAATTTACGACACATATCCATACCAATGAAGTCTCCTTCATCACGATAATCAAGATACAATGAGAAAATTTTGTTAGAAGATATTATTGCTTCTCTAGGAGTTTTAAATCTCCAATGATTACAAATAGTGTGAGTATAAGGGCGAACCAGTAGAACTCCTTGCTCTCCCCTTCCAATACGATAAAGTTCACGAGTTTCCGTATCTGTAAAATTAAGTTTTTTGTAATCGAGGTCATAGTCAAATTCTTTCATAGCCAATTTGGTTTTTTGGATGGGTCACGTAAATAATTAGATGCAGCCCAAGGTTTGGACGATAATGTAACGTTTGTAAGCAGTAAGAGTGTCAATGCTTGTGTCATATTTAAAGACATCAGGGACCTGCGAATGCGAATGGTGTTGCTTCTCTGTGGCATAGTAATGTCTTCCTGTTTTTTCTTCAAACACTTTTTCTGCTGCATTCATTGCAGTTTGACAAGAGTGTACTTTACCATACCTATGAGTATACTCTTCAAGTAATCCAAAACCGTGTTGAATTAACCACGCAGTGTTTGCAATACTTTCTGCTGCCCAGATAGTGCAAGGATGTCCTCTGAAAGCACCTTTCTCTGTGTTGTATGGTGTTCCGTCTTTCTTGGGTAATAAATCATTACCCCAATCATAATACCATTTAGAAAAAACTACTGCCAACATCTGGCAAGTTTCTAATGGCATTTTGACAATGTGTTTATCAGGTAGAACCTCTGCTGATAAATTAGGGTCAGGGTCTGTTACAAAAATATTCATAATCCTAAAAAGTTTTAGGGTGAGTATTGATGTCGCCATTATCAATAGTGGCATGGTCTACATGATCAATATGCTCAATGTGTCCATGATCGATATTGATATGTGCACCAGTTTCTAGAATGGTTGCAATTCTTTCAAGTGCATCTGCGATGCGGTCAGCAGGTGTGTTCATAATAATAATTTCGTACTCTTATTATAACAGAATATTTATTATTTGCCAATATTAATTAACAATTTCTTCCAAATCATATTCCCAATCTTCTATTACAATATTAGCAAACAATCTATCACTAAGTAAATCTAATTGTTCCTCTGCTTTATCTCTACTCTCTGCATCAAAAGTTAATTCAATGAGTTTATTAATTCTTAAACTATCTACAGTAATATCAGATGCAACTCTATTTACATTAGCTCTTACAGCATTTCCTGCAGCATCAGATACTGACGCTCTTAATCTAATATAAACCTTTGCTTTAAATTTCACCCTATGTCCTCTGGTGCAGGTATGCCTTTACTCTCTATAAAAGTTTTCATATATTCTTCTCTACCATCTTTAGTAAACATCTTCTTCTCATAGTCAAAGTAAGGATGTGGTTGGGCATTTTCAAAAGGGTTCTTAGATACATTTTTAAGAACAATAAATTTATCCTTTGCAAAAGTTCCTGCAACCTGTACTTCGATATTATCACCATCTTTCCAGTTTATTTGACCTTTCAGATTAGTATGAAGCATAGCTTCTTGTATCTGGTCAATAAGTTCTTGTGTGAGTTTCATTAATCAAATATTCCGTATTGTGTTAGATCGTATTTTACTTTAGCAATACCTTCTTCTTTCACTCTATTAGGTTGTCCTATTTTTGCTAGAATATCAGCAGGTATTTTCTTTTTAGTAATGTCATAGGGTATAGGTGCGTTTGCTACACATACCCTTACACATTCTAATTCTTCATCAGTCAATGGTATCATTGTCCAATCGATTTTATCCATATCAACCAAATGTTGAATCTGGTTCTAATGCTATAAAGTACTTAAGATTATATTGCTTATTTGTAAACTCGGAAAGTAATTTAGATGAAATTACTACATCATATGCACCAGGTATAATTTTAATATTTTCTACCTTAAAGTTAAATTCAAAAGTCTGGTCTGTCTCTCCAACATAAACTGCATATTCATTCGATGTATCATTCTTCTTATCACGAACAACCATATGAATATCTCCATCTTTACCTAGAACAGATAAGTCAGGTAGTTGATATACTGCTGCTGCCTTTACAAGTTTTTCTAATGAAGTACTTTCTAATTGAAAAGTTACTTCTTGAGTAGGTAAATTAATCTCCTTATCTGGTGGAGCAATAATTACCTGTGGGTCTGCATAAAAATACTTGACTCTTCTTTTACCTTCTTCAATTGAAATGTATGCATCTTTTGAGAAGTCAAGATTAGGGTCTTGATGTAAACTTAATCCATTTAAGAACTGATTGAGATCATATATTGCAACGTCTCTAGGAAAGTCCTCTGGAATATCTGCTTCAGCAAGAATATTCTTTGCAACTGATATTGTGCGAAGTTGGTTCCCTTCTTTAACAAGAATTGAATTATTAATTCCTGCAAAGTTTTTAAGAACTGTAAGTGTACTGTCTGATAATTTCATGAAATGCATAATTAAGGCATGTTGTGGTCGATTTGGTCAATGTTTCCTTTTGACATAGATGGTTCTCCATAGTGCCCATCAAAGTGTAATAATAGCATAGCATAATGTATGACTTTCATCAAGTCTTTTGTGTTTCTTCCGTCTTTGTTTCCATACCTACTTCCATATTTCAGTATGTTTGCCTGACAGAATCCTGATGCAAGTTCTTTAGCTGCCATCAAATCTAATGTCTGAACATTACGAAACTCATATGAGTTCCCTGTATAATGTCCTTGATATGTTCTTGATACATATTCTTCAATATCTTTTAAAATTTCTTCTTCATGATATTTGAAATAGTGTGCCATAGGTTTTTCTTCTGTTACTTGTAATGTAAATCCATCGTCATAAGTTGAAAAATGATGTGCTCTTTGATCATCTATATCTGCTAGATAATCAGCAGAGGCACCATCAAATAAATCGACTTCATAGTCAAGTCCATCATCTTCTACTATGTTTCCTGCAAAGTCAACTGATGCATTAAATGATGACATAGCAGTATTACCTGCTCCTACACTTGTATCAATGATAGGATATTCTTTGTCCATATCTCCGTATAGTGCTTCCCACGCTAAACTCCAAGCATTAATCATAGCAAAATAAAAAGTCATTTACTAGACTCTCTGCTTTTTCTTCTCCAAACTTACCCTTCAGATATCCTGATACTGGGTCAAGTTTAGTCATATAAGCATCGAAGTCTTTATAAACACTAGTGTCTTCACCAGTGGGTTTCTCTAATTCTACCATATCCTTGTACTTTGTCAAGTATTTGGTAAACATTTCTAAGTGGTCATCGACTTCATCCATCGTACATTTAGCGATGTAAACATTTTCAGAGAAGTGATTACCAGGTTCAAAGAAACGATAGTCTCCTTCACTCTTTGGTAGTCCTTCAACTGAGAACAAATAGTTCTCTACTGGATGCTGAAAGTCAAATACAATGATTACTTTCTTCTGAAAGAATCCCATCAAGTCCATACCAAAACAGGGCAGGTTACTGCCCGTCTTTGGATATATGATATTGTTGTAAATACAACTTTTATCATCCCATATTTCAACTTCTCTTGCTTTGATAAAGTAAGGAGTTGTGTATGTCTTTGCTGTTAGAGAAGTTCCTTTACTTTCCCATTGTGCCCAAACGCTCCCTACTCCATTATGGAGAGGGAACATTTCGTGTAAGGACATCTTTATAACTTTTCCAAAGATTCATCTTAAAAAAATAATTAAACTACGAGTTAGCATAACTGCAAATGTAACAAGATAAATCCATAGTAAAGTCATACTAATTCTGTTTTCTAGATTACCTCTGCGATATCTGACTGGGGCAGGATTGTCCCAACCAGAACGCAAATAGGTATTTGGATTCAATTCTCTTTCTCTTCATTAGTCTCAGGCATTTCAAAGTCTGCATCTACTTTATCATATAATTCCATAAATGATTGCTTTGTTTCATCATCGAAACGATTGATACAAACTTGAATTGCTTTTGCTTTGTTCTTAAAGATAGAGAAAGCACGAACGATGTGAACAAGTCTACGAGTGCTGATTAAGTCTTCGATACCACCATCATAGAATGTCTTACGAATAATGTCTGCCCAATCTACAAGTTTCTTGATAAACTCAGCATCTTTAACACCAATTCTATCTGCATGTAGTCCAAGTAATTTGATTTCATTGTTCACACTTGGATATGATTGCTCAAATGTTACTGGGAATCTTTCGAGGAAGGCTTCATTAAGCACGTTAGTTCCAATAAATCTTCCGTCGTCTGAACCCTTACCTTTAGTATTTGCGGTGGCGAGTATGTTGAATCCTCTAGCTGGCTTAACGAATCTTCCAATTTTTTTAAGAAAAACTCCATTTCCCTCAAGGACTGATTGAAGGCAGAGAATCTTGTTAGAGGCAAGGTCGATTTCGTCAAGGAGCAAGATTGCACCTCGCTCAAGTGCTTCGATGACTGGGCCATTGTGCCATACTGTGGCACCATCAACAAGACGGAAACCGCCAATAAGATCGTCTTCATCTGTTTCAATAGTAATGTTTACACGGATAAGTTCTCTACCTAACTGAGCACAAGCTTGTTCTACAGAGAATGTTTTACCATTACCAGATAATCCAGTAATGAATGTTGGATAGAATTGTTTTGATTGTATTACTTTCTTTACATCATTGAAGTTTCCAAACTTGAAGAATGTTTCGTCAATTGCAGGAACTAAGTTCTTTTCAGATGCAGGTAATACTGCAGGAGATTGGAATGTTCTTTCAATCTGCTCTACATCTTTTTGTGTGACTTCAAGATTCCACTTACCTTTTGATACTTTGAAACTTGCTAGTTTCTTAGTAACTGTTTGATAAGTAATATCATTCATTGCACAGAATGCTTTGATATCTGCTGTTGTAATCTCAGTACCGTATAGGTTCTTAAGTTTTTCGATTGCTTGCTCGGAAGTCATTTTAGTTTCAAAGGGCATAATAATAAAAGGTTTGTTTCTTAACTATACCTATATTATAGTTAAAAAAAAGGGGTCGGTAAACCCCTTGTGTGCCAGTTTGTCAACTGGTTTACATTGTCTCCATATATTCGATATGGTCTTTCAATTGTTTAATTAGTTTTGATTTATTATGTCTTCTATCTAATTCAATACCGATTGTACGACCAAATGTTTCTAATTCTAGTTTTGACATAGAATCATAATCAAGAGGTTCTGGATTCACAGGGTCTTCTACTGAAGCAGGTGCTGTATCTTCTACTGAAGGTGTAGTAGTAACATCTTCATATGCAGAGTGAACTTCATTAGTTGATAGTAAATCTGTAAAACGTGTCATTCTTCTGTACTTGCTTCGGGTTCTGTTGCAGGTTCCTCTGTTGGTTCTGCTTCAACCTTGGGTTCTTCCTTCGGTGCATATACTTTAGAATATGCATTCATCATGTCCTGTGCTTCTCTAGGTGTAATTCTAACCATAATATTAACGTAAGGTAACTTTATTTATCAAGCTACCAATTCTATAAATTCACTTAATATCTTTTTATTCATCTTCTTACCCTTAAGACTTTTAGTAAATGCTCTCTTTATCTCTGCTTTAGTTGCATCTTCTTTAACTTCAAACTCTCCATCATTATTCAAAGCAGATGATGCCATACCAAAGTAAGTGTGATATCCAGATGTAGTGATTGCAAAAGACCTTTCCTTCTTCCAACGATGCATCATTTTTATTGATTCTGGAGTTTCATATCCACAATATCTACGAATGAATGAACCACCTTCACGACTTACAAGAACACGAATACCAATGAAATTAGTTTGTGGGAAACTATCTTTTAGATTTTCAAGTAACATATCAGTTGCTTCATATCTACCAGAGTCTTTTGAAAGATAAGTCTTACCTAACTTACGGTCACGCAATACACAACCATCACTAAAATAGTTTGTACCCATATATGGTTCATCTTCCCATTGTCTTTGAACCTCACGATGATAACGAAGTGGTTGACTTTCTCCATCAGTAAGCACAACACATTGTACTTTCTCTGCACCAGTTCTCTTTTGAAAATCAGGAAGTAATGTATGTAAAGTAACCATTGCTTCATTCAAAGGTGTTCCAGATAATCTATATCCATATGGCACATCTAGGTAAGGTGTATTCATATTCCAAGCAAATATACACGCAGACCTCCAAATATTAATCATTTGTGTATCTAAATCTTTTGACCTAGTTTGATTACTAAACATATTCAATAAAGCAAATTGGTTGTTGACTTCTGCCATCATATCCTTTGGTTCATAGAAAGTCTCTCCATTTGCATGCATAGCTGGTCTAGGATAGTCTGATGTAAATGCATATACATCATAAGGTATTTGAACTTTACGACAGAACCAGATTAGATTATAGAGTTGCTTAAGAGTATCAAGTAAAACATTGTTCATTGAACCAGACCAATCAAGTATGAATACAAGTCCGTGATTCTTACCATCAGGAAGAACAGTAACTTTCTTGAAAAGGTCTTCACTAAATTTGTAATTGATAAGTTTAGTTGTATCAAGAACACCAGTGCGACTTGTAGTAGCACGAGCATATGCAGATGCAGACTTCTTACACTCAAACTCTTTGACAAGATAGTTTACTTCTTTCTGTGCAGACTTTTTGAATGCATAGAAGTCTTTATCTAATTCTGCAAATGGGTCATAAGATTCTGGGATTCTATCAGGATTGCAAAGTGAAGTAAAGTAGTTTGGATTTTCTTTGAACTGTTTTTGTATTCTCCAATTTAAATTAGTCCAATGCTCATCAAATGCTTTATGTACTTTTTCATTTGAGATTACTACTTTTTTGATATCTACCTTTGGCAATTCAATGTAATGATTCTCACGAGTACCTTTGTTTACTAAATCTTTGAGTGCTTCATCAAGTGCATCCATAGTCTCAACTTCTGGTTCTTGTGGTTCTTCAAGTGCCTGAGTGCCACCACTGATTTTATCCATCATATTTTCAATCTCTTCAAGTGTTGGTTCTTGAGATTGTGGTTTCTGATAATCTAAATCTACTTCTTCCTCAGACTCTCCTGATTCTCCTGTAGGTGTACCACTTAAACCTTCATCACCTAAGTCTATACCCATATCATTTTCTACTTCTTCTCTCTCCTTTCTATCTTCTTCTATCTTCTGCTTTGTTAAATCATATAATTGCTTTGCAAGAACAAGGACTTCATCAAATGTCTCTGCTAATTCAATCTTACTTACAAGTAAATTCTCTTCAATATCAAAGTCAATATCTACAAAGTGACCAATCTTGAAGTGTAGATTAACTCTATCTGCAAGGTTTAACTCATCTAGGTCTTTGTTTTCAATCTCAAAGAAATCCTTATCTGATAATTCGTGGTATGCATTATAGAATGTCTTGTTTAAGTCCTTCATATCTTCTCTTGATTAACTTTTCAATACGTGCATCTTCAACAACATTAACAAACTGTTGAGGTACTTTTACCTCTTTCCACCACTCTGTATCAGGTGTGTAGAGTGCGTGTCCAACTTCGTGACCAACTAACATATCAATCACTCCGTTACTTGCTTTCTCCCACATCGGAAGTGTAAGTACACGAGTTTGTACATTGAACTGTGCTGTTTCGACTTGCTTGTGCTCAACTACAATGTCTTCTGTGGCAAGTAACTTAGCAAGTTGTGATTTGATTTCGTGTTGGACTGTCATAATGTTGTTTGCTTTATACATCTATTATAACAACGAAACCGCCCCAAGGGACGGTCAAGTGGACACTTTATCAACTGTCTACTATCTGACTTTTTTCTCAAATTCACCAAGTTTCTTCTTACCTTTATTTAATGCTTCATATCCTTTATTGATAAGCAAATTCATAGCATTCTTTTTTAAGTCTTTAACTTCTTTACTTTTAGCAAAGGTTTTCATTTGTGGCACTATAGTATCAGCAAATCCTTTCATAGTTGCTTTCATACTATCAACATCTTCTTGAAACTGTGAGAATGTTTTCATTTTTTCTCCTGTAATTTTTCTAAAACTGATACTTCTTGTATCGGTGCTACATCATTTAAACCATTTGCATCAAACCAAGGTGCATCTTCCCAACTAAATCCTTCACCAAAAGTATTATCAGGTGCCACAACATACCAATGACACTTTGCATCAGGTATGTCTACAGCACAAACTGCCCAATCATCTGCCCACTGTGGTACTTGAACATACATCACAGGTAAGTGATTCGCAAAAAATGAAAGTATAAAGAAAAGAAAATCATTATCCTTCGTTTACAGCAGTAGTATCCCAACCAGCTGTTGTTTTCTTTTCCCAAATGTATGCTACTGCTTTTGCATTCGCTTGAGAACTATATGTAGAGCGATCAGCATAGGTTTCAGTCCAACGATTATCACCTTTGTAATAAACCGTTCCAACTCCTGCTGAAGTCATCATACTAGTTTTTTTAATATGCCAAACCATTTTATAGTTTTTTAGGTATTTATTAAGAAACAACACGAGAGAAACCTTTGACTTTCTCAAACCTTATCACACTATTAAATTTATCATGTAAGTCTACTTTATGAGATATTACAAATACATTTGCATCTTTAATTACAAACCTGATTATCTTTAAGAATTCTTCAGTTCCCATACCATCAAGAGAACTATCAAATACCTCATCCATAATTAATAGGTTTGTATTCACAGAGTTCTTAACTCTTGCAACTTCTCTCCAAGTGAATAGTAATGCTAAGTCAATACGCATCTTCTCACCTTCACTGAAAAGAACTATAAGAAAAGTTCTCGTGAATCGGTGATTCTATCGTCTCACAAAATTCCTCATCTAACTTAAAGTTGATATAGAAATCCATCATCTGCAGATAACGATTGACCTGCTGATTGATAAGTGGTAGATATTTTTTAATTATTTTAGTCTTAACTCCGTCATCTTTAACAGAGAATATGCGAAATCGTGATAGATGATTTCTTCTTTCTTATCTGCTATTTCTTTAAAAATGTTTTGGAGATTTTGATTAAACTCTTTTAATTTTTCATCCTCAGTATTTCTGTTTGCAAGTTGAGTGGTAAGTTTTTGAATTTCTGATTCCAAATCTCTGACCTGTCGTTGACATCCAGAAATTCGAGTATTGTTTTGAGAAATGCCATTATTGAGTTTAGTAATCTCCTTTGAAAGTTTGGTGAAAAGATGCTCTCTTTCTTCTTCGTTTTTAATTGCTTTTTCTAGTTCTTGATAACCAGATTGCAACTCTTTTGCTTTAGTTTGAGCATCACTAATTCTATTTAAACGAAACGATTCTTCTATCTCTTGAGTGCATGTAGGACATGTTACATTATCAGTAAAGAACTTATGTTCCTTAGTTATCGTTGCTACTTTCTGACTTAACTGACCCTTATATTTGTTAAGAGTCCGTAACTTTTTATTAGTTCCTGTGACCTTTTCTTGCTCTTTTGTAAGGTCAATAACTTTATCCTCTAACCCATTATTAGTAGATGAGTAACCATCCTGTTCTTCGAGAAGGGTTGTAATTTTATCCTTTTTTCCTTGAATATTTGCCTTTCCACGATTCTCTAACTCTTCAATAAACTTCTTTTGCATATCCAATTTATCTTTTATATTCTCTCTTGCTAAATCTAAAACTTTATATTCATCCTTCTGTTTTCTTATCTTATCTCTGATAATTACATTCATTGCAGAGAAAATACGGATATCTAATAAGTCTTCAATCACTTCTCTTCGATTTGTTCCTGACAATTGCATAAAAGGAACAAAGGCACTACTACCCAGAATTACTATCTGAGTAAAGGACTTATAGTTTACTTTGAGTATATTTTCTTCTAAAATCTTTTGAGTTGCACGGTCATCTGCCTGTTTGTGCATCTTTTGACCATCAACTTCTATTTCAAATAGATTTGGTTTAATTGATCTTCTTACAAGATATTGTCTTCCACTAATATCAAACTCAACTTCGACACAACAATCTTTCTCATTTGTTGCATTTATCAGTTGAGACTTATTAATTTTACGAAAAGGTTTATTAAACAAACTAAAAGTCAAGGCATCCAACACAGTGGATTTACCTGTACCGTTTGTTCCTACTATCAAATTCGTTGCATTTTTTTGGAAATCTATTTCCGAAAACTGGTCTCCAGTTGACAGAAAATTCTTCCATCTAATCTTTTGAAACGTTATCATTCTTAGGTGGTGGAACGACTATATCGTTCGGTGTGATCACAGCGTACTTATAATTATACAGCTTACAGGTCTTTATTGCAACTGTATCTTCAATTTCTATAACATTTAATCCAGTATCTTCATCATCATTCAACATCATAGCATATCTTTCTGCATCATCCTCTTCTTCAAACATAAAGAGAACTTTTTCTCCATACCGATTTAAAACAGCATAGGCACCATCGTCCTGTCTGTGTTTAAGTGTAAGAAGATACATTAGTCTACCTCGCAAGCTTCGGAGTATATTTTCTGTAGAATTCCTTTAATTAGAGTTTTATCTCCTTCAAACTCAGATTCATCAATATAGCGATTCAATATACCAATCGTATTCTCAGTTTCTTCAACTTCAAAGTCTGCACTTTCTGTTAAAACAAAATTTTCAATTATCTTTAAGTCTTGAATACCAGAATTGTATAACTTATCTATAAATTTTTCAAATTGCTTTTGGTCGGTTTTCTTCTTAACTACTACTTTTATAATCTTATCTTTATATTCTCTAGTATCAAATAACTTATAATTAGTATCTTCATAATAAAGATTGTAAAATAACCTATAAGGGTTGTTTACGGGTTTGTGTTCGATTGTTTTAGTATCAAAGATATGAAATCCTCTGGTATCTTTAACGTCATTCCAGAACATTTCATAAGGGTTTCCGAGATAATATATCTTTCCATTGTCAGAACGGGTATGATAATGACCTGAGTAAACACGATAGAATTTATCAAATATCTTTGTATCCATTCCATGTTCCATTCTATGACCAGCAGTTGCAACAAAACCATTTAACTCAAGATGACCCATAATTACATCTGCACTTGTAGTATCCATCATTTCTAATGTCTTCATTTTATTTTCTTCATTAATCCAAGGAAGTAATAAAATATCTAATCCACCAAGATTTACAGTAGTTGGTTCTGAATAAACTTTTACATTCTCATATTCCTTCAATAAAAGTTCAACTGTATTAATTTCATTCGTATCTTTATAATATGCAGTGTGATTACCAACGATTGTATGGACAGTGATACCCATTGCTTGTAATCTGTCATAGTAGTTCTTCTTTGACCACTCAAGAGTTGCTAGGTCAATATTACGACGATTATCAAATGTATCGCCCATATCAACGACAGTATCAATCTTATTTTTCTCCAAGTATGGAAAAAAGGTGCTATCGTAAAACTTTTTGAAATATTTGTGTATGTAATCAGCACCTTTCCTTGCACCGAAATGCTGGTCTGTTATAATTGCTATCTTCATTTCTTTGTTGGATCTGGTAATATAAATGGTGGTGCATCATTTAAAGATGACTTTCCATACTTCTCATATTCATTATAACCTGTCATCTTACCACTAGTTTTCATAAGTGCCGACATAAATGAAATAATTAGAAACACTACAGGTGCTCCGATGATAAGAGCAGCAGCGAAAATATAACCAACAATGAATTCAGGAATAGAATGGTTTGCCCAGAAACTCATGATTCTCCAGTAAAAAATTAATCATCTATTGGAAGACTTATATTGAATATTATCTTTAATTGTATTATAATCGGAACTTGCACCAGAAAGTGCACCATCATCCACAGTCATTACTTCATCATAACCTGTCTTCTCAATTATCTTTGTCTTAATTTCTAACTGCTTCTTTTCCTTCTGTATGCGTCTCAGAAAGGCATAGTGTATAATCTGTGTAAAGTATGCAAAAGGATTACGAGACTTCTCTGGGTCGAAGTTATGAATGTATTGAACACAGTTCTCAATACCATCGGATATCATATCATCACGAAACATATAGTTAACAAAGTTTGGTTTATATGACAAGTGTGTTGCGATCTTCAAAAAGCAAGAACCTAAGTAATTTGTGATACGTGGTTTTGGTAAATCATTTTCCTTTGCTTCTTTTACCTTTGCACGATAAACAATTAATGCCTCTAACAGTTCACGATTATTTACATAATGCTCTGATTTTTTCTTTGCCATATACCTGACTGAATATATTGATAGTATAACATAATTTAGGGGACTTGACAAGTTATCTTAATTCTTGTACAATACCCTTTGTGAGGGTTCAAGGGTTATTAGGCTTATCTATATTATTCTTAAAGATATTCTCAAGGCTTTCACGAGCGTCATCAACCGTTGTCAATAATCCCATCTTATTATTTAAAGTAACTTGACCATCTAGTTCAATATCAATATCATCTTCATTTAAATATCTGGTATAGAACATAATCATCTGTTCATCGGTTACTTCAGACATTGTAATAATTTTATCATACTTAATTAAAAATAAATCTTGATCTGGTAATTCTAACCAAGGTTTGACTTTAACATACTTTCCTGTAGAACTTGAAAGCATTTTCATTATTACTGGATTTGAAAGCATAATGATTGAGTCTCCATCATTCTCATCGACGGAAACAAGCGAGAAGATTTCTTCACCTGTAATTAATTTTAATACTGCGTGAAACTCGTCTCCCATCATCTCAGAATACTTGTACTATTATTTAGGTTTAATTTTTCAAAGGTATTTTAACTATGTCGTAATTAAAGTTTTCTTCATTATATACCTTTATCCTTTCAATCAAATGATTCAGTGTATAATTCCTTCTTGATTTATAACTAATATCATCGGCAATATCATATAGAGTTGCCTTTGTTTTATTGTTTCCCTTTCTTAAGACTCTTCCGATTGATTGAAGGTTTCGTATTCGAGATTTTGATGGGGAAGCAAAGATGACATTATGAAGGTTCTTAATGTTAATTCCTGTTGAGAAGGTTCCGTATGAGGCAATAATGATTGCGTTATTCTCCATCTCTGTAATTGAGCGAACCTCTTCTCGATCTTCTGTTGCAACTCCTCCGTGAACGAAGAAGACTCGTCGTTGTTCAAGTACATTGCTCTCCTGTATTAAATTATATAGTGGTTCTCCGTGTCCTTCGACCCTTGCGAATAGAATTAATGTATTACCTTTAAGATCAAGGGCAAGATTTTTGATAAAGTTATTTCTCTTTTGATGTCCAATAATATATTGAATCTCATCCTCAAATGTCTCAAATTTATTTGGTGAGTGTTTCAATAGAAGCACATTAATATCCAACGTCGCTACATGACCTTTCTTCATAAGCTCGTCTGTCTTAATAATTTTATATGAAGGACCAAATAAACCTTCTAATACCCACTTATGTGTCTGTGTTCCATCAAGAGTTCCTGTAAAACCAAAACGATATTTGGCATTATCAAGTTTTGACATTATAGATATTAATGACTTTGATTTAAATTGATGTGCTTCATCTCCGATTACACATCCAAAACGATTAAAGTACTTACGAGGAAGTTTGTAGATCGATTGCCAAGTTGTAATGATTACTTGAGAGTCTGTTTCTCTTTCTTTACCTGCATATATCTTGTGACAAAATGAACCAACTTCCCAACCATAATCCTCGAAATCTTTATACATCTGTTCTACTAAAGATGTCGTCGGAACTACTATCAGAATACTTAGTTTTCTTTCAACGTAATATCTCACAATCCCATATATCATCAGCGACTTTCCTGAAGCAGTTGGAGATATCAATAACCTACGATTGTATTTTAAAGCGTCGTGTACTCCCTGAATCTGATAATCTCTAGGTTTATATTTACTTACAGCATTTAAATAATCCTTGACACCCTCTTCACAGATACCATCATTTACCTCAAATGGTAAACCATAGAACTTACTTGGTTGAAAATCATATGTATATCCGTGGTCTTTACAGAACTGTACAATCTTATCTAAAAGTCCAACATATATCTGATTGTTCTGAATATTAAATAACCTTATCTTTCCGTCCCAATACTTATTCTTATAAGTTGGCATAAACTTTGCACCTGGCACTTCAAAGGTGAAATAGTCTGCTAACTCATAATAAACATGCATTTCAGATTCAATCTGAAGATGCACTTCATTCTTTTTTGATATTATCAAATGCGACATAACATCGTTCAATATCAATTATTTAGTTGTGTTTTATAAACCTATCCTGGTGGCATAGCACCTTTAGATTTTAATGCTGATTGACCTTTCTTAGAATTTACAAATGGATTGGTAAATGTTTTTGTTTGTACACCAGAAGGTCCTTCAGTTGTTGATCTTATATTGTTATCATTATCTTTGAAAAATTTCTTCACCTCTGGTTCTTGAAGATATTGATTTTTTTCCTCACCCTCTCTATCTAAAATATTATTTGGATATCTATGTCCACTTTTAAGTTTATGAATTGGTGGATTGTGACCATAAACGCCTGGATTTTGTTTTCCAGTCTTTTGATCTATGAATGGATTCTTAGATTGATCCTCCATAAATTGTTGAAATGTTTTCATCCTACTATTGTATCAAACCAATCCTGACTCATACCTGAGATAATTTTATCTGCTGAATCATTATCTGCTGCATAGTTTTCATCTATGAGATGCTTTTTCACTTTCTCATAGTTCTCATGAATCTTCTTTGTTTCTTTTGGAGTTGGCTTCATTGTATTAGTAATTCTACTAAGTTATTTATTAATTATAACCTGCTTGGAACTTATTCCATTCAATTGCATTTTTAATTTGATATGTTCGATTCGATACTGCTCTTATAACTTCTTCTAAAAATTTTAACATAATATCATAGTATTTAATTTTCATATCAACTTTATTCATTCGATCATCTGCTTCAAGATGTCTTTGAATCGCATCTTTTTCACGAACCTTATATGGAAATGGTTCTTCAATATATGCTTCTGCTGGTGCCTTACCTGTGTAATAATTATATCTTTCTAATCTAACTTTACTATATTGTGTTCTTGCCTTTTCTCTCATCAAAGTAATTGTATTATAAAGTGTATAATACTTTGAGTGAAGTTGAGGTATTTTTAATGATTCATCATGTAAGTTATCAGGGTCGATCTTGGAGTCTTTCTCCCACATCTCCTGAATTTGTTCAAGATTCATGTATTATAGTTGATAATTTATATAAAGTATACTTGAAAGTTGCCTCTGCTGTAAAGAACTGAACATCAGTATTTGTTGCATCAAAGTCGAGTGAAGTTAATGATATTGGAAACAAATCATTGAATTTAACTTTTCCAACTTCTCGATAATTACTGTTTAAGATTCTAAGAGTTCCGTCACAGAATGCTTCTTTTGGATCTGTTTGTCCATCAGAGTCTTTAATTATATCTGCAAACTCTTTTGTAGTTTCTGGAAATCCTAATCCTGTTAACCAATTATAAACTGAAATATAATTTTCCATATTCTCATCAACTAGGAATCGAAGAGTAAAATCACCAAAAGTCAGTCTTTCACCAGGTACAGCAATATTTTTTAAATATGATGCCTGTTGTGCAAGTTCGAGGCTTAACTCTGGTATTCTAGCAGAATTTGAGAAAAAGTCAACCTTCGGAAACTTAGTCAAATTAAATTTGAACGCTACTCCTGATAGAAAATTTCTATTCTGTATTTGTTTTCCGAATGCCGAATTAGTCATTATCTTTTTGATTATTTATTATCTTTGAGTGAAATCAATCCCCTCTAAGATGGTCAAACTCGTGTTGAAATACTCTTGCTGCAAAACCATCTAGTTTTATTTTATGTTCTTTTTTATCCTCATCCTCATATTTTACAACGATTCGATTTGGTCGACTGACATTTATAATCTCATCAGGAAATGATAAACATCCTTCTTCAAACCAACCACAATCTTTATATCTTTTGATAATACGAGGATTGAAACAAGTAATTATTTCCTCTGTTTCCATATGTAATATCATTACAAATACTCTTTCACTAATACCAATTTGATTTGCAGACAAACCAACCCCCTCGTAATGAACCATATTCTCTTTCAGAATACGAGACATTTCACGACGGTCTAAATCCTCACTACACGGTTTCATTTTTTCGTGTAGTATTGGATGTGTGTTAGGTGTCAGTTGTAGGATCATCTTCTCTAGGATTATTTAGAAACCAAGAAGGAGACTCCATTGAGAAATCTATATAAACCGTTTTTGCATAGTGAATTCCACGGTAACACAGAAAAGCAAAGACCTCATCTATATCGTGCTTCTCTTCGTCCCATTCTGGTTCTTGTCCTCTACCTAATAAGTGTAACATTTGTCTTAGCCTCCTGTAACATTATTTATTGTTTTGAAACGCAGACAAAAAAAGAGACCCCCGAAGGAGTCTCTGATATCTCGAACGAGATATTTATATTACATAAGGTTGGAAACCTTAACTCTTCTGTAGTAACGGTTTGTGTTACGTGTAAGTGTTCCAAGTCCTTGAGTTGTTCCTTGTGAGAATGGGTTCTCAACCATACCATATCTGGTCTTGAATCCAATTTTTGGTTGGAATGTATCCTGACCAACCGCACGAACCATCTGTAATGGTACATATGGGCAGTAGAATAATCCAGCGTCATAAGGAGATGAACCTTTGTAACCGATAACATAGTACTGAGTAGCAGCAACGTTAGCAGCAAATGGGTCAATGTACACTCTGTACTTACCTTGTAATACACCAGCAAATGTATTGCCTGTGTCATCTACATTAAGGTTAGCGTTAAGAGCAGGAGTGTAATCTAGTACACCAGCCATTGTTAATGCAGAAGCAACGTCAGCAGAACAAAGGATCATGTTACCCTTTCCTCTACGAGTCTCTTGTGCGATTGCGTTGGCATCTCTTTCCATCTGGAATATGAGACCTTTGAACTTCTCAACTGACCATCTTCCGTTGGAGTCTGTGTCTAAGTCGAATGTTCCACCAGAAGCAACGTTTGCTTGAGCACCAGGCTTCGCTACGTTGTAAATTGTTCTGATAACTTCTCTGTTGATTTCAGCAAGTATCTCTGTTGAAAGGATATTTGCTAACTCAGCCTCTGCGTTCAATCCGTGGATTGCCTTAAGGTCTTGAGCAAGTTCTAAACTGTACTCTGCCTTTAGTGCTCTGGACTTCGCTGTAACGGTCACTTTCTCGATTGAGAATGCCATTTCGTTGAAGTTATCTCCAGTTGTACCTAGATCTTCAGAGTCTCCAGTTGTCATACCCTGACCAACGTTGTAGTCAGTAGCATTTGCTTGAGAAGCAGTACCAGAAAGTAATCCTGGATTTGTACCACTTTGAGCAGTTGTACCTAAACCAACGTTAGATGCACCAGTAGCAGTGAAACCTGCTGTGTTGTCAAATCCTTCATTCTGACCAGAGAATGCTGAATCTGCTTCGTTGAATAGTGCTTCTGAACCAGACTGAGTTTTGAATCTGGATCTCATTGCAAAGATTAGTCCAGTTGGACCATTCATTGGTTGTACACCAGCCAAATCGTATGCCACCAAGTTAGGCATTGAACGACGAATTAGACTGATAAGTACTGGGTCGAAACCAGCAACAGGACCTGCAGCAGTTGCACCAGCGGTGAATCCACCTGTGCCAGCAGCGTTTGTTGGTTGTTCTGCAAGGAATGATGCTTCCTCACGTAATTCTTTTTCTTGGTTTTCTAACAGGATAGCGGTTGTAGCTCTTCTATGAGCGTCTTTGATTGGATCAACTCCATCATAGTCGAGGATAGGTCCCCACTTTTCCTGCAAATGTTCTGTGTTATACATTTGCATTTTGATTTTTACCTCTTACGGTTTATTGTTTGAATAAATGTTAAATTCACTTTTTGGCAGCTCTAGATAGAACGTTCAAATAGGCTTGCATTCTAGGAGTAGTCTCTTCTGAGATTACTTCATCTGTTGAAACCTCTTCTGATAAGTTCTCAGAGGTGCTCTTTGGAGCACTAGTTTTTGATGGGAAATAAGATTCCTTCAATGTAACTAGTTTCTCACGATAGTCTGTCTCACTTTCAAACTCAACATTTTCGGCAAGAGTAGCGAGTTTTTCCTTCTGAGTGTCTGCAAGACCTTCAGCTACAGCAGTGAAAACACCGTCTGCATTGGATTCTGCCAATCTACGATTTAGAGCAACGTTACGATCTATTTGCTCATTGAGTTTTGATTCCATTTCATCAAGTTTGTCTACCATGCTATTGAGTACATCGTATTTTTCTTCAGGGATTGTTACATAATGTTCTTCAAAAAGTGACTTCATACCTTCTAAGAAGGATTCAGTCATCTCTGTTTTAAGTCCTGCTTCTACTTGGAGTGCATTTTCCTGCATCCACTCGTCAGCAACATACTCAAGGTATCCATCAACTCTTTCAGTTAATCCTTCCTTGATTTTGTCTAACTCTTCAACGAGAGCAGTAGCATAAGACTCTTGTAATTCTTCTTTGATTTCTGCAACTTTAGTTTTGATTGCAGTTTCAAAAATTGTCTTTGCTTTGCTTTGGAACTCTTCGGAAAGTTCTTCACCTTCAAGAAGTGCTGCAACGTCTGCTTCGACATCATAACTTTCTTCTTCGATGACTTCTTCCTCAGAAGTTTCTTCTTCAGCGACTACTTCATCTGTAGTTGCTTCTTCTTCAGCGACTACTTCATCTGTAGTTGCTTCTTCTTCCTCGATAACTTCCTCTTCTGTCTCTGCTTCTTCTGCTTTCATAGCTTTAGCATTGACAACATCTTTCACTTGTGCAAGTGTTAATGCGGGATCTTTCAGCTTTGCTGAATCGTCATCAGGTTTATAGTTTTCTGGTGTAGGTCCACCTAGATCTTCTACTGGAATGCCTGATGATGGCATTGGATCTGCAGGTTTTGCACCTTTGGTGACTACGTTTTCTTCGATGTTTTCCATTTAGTGTAAAAAGTTACCGTGGATTTATTGAAATTCGTAAGAATCTATACTTATTTATAGCTTTCTTAAACTTAGAGATTATTTAGAAAATCTTGAAACAGACTAAGTTTCTTTTCTTCTAATCTATTTTGTGTGACAAGTGTATTAATACGCTTCTCAGTTCTTTCTGCGAGTTCTTCACGAAGACTTCCACCTTCCCAAACCCACTCTCTTCCTTCCATTATTCCATTCACAAAAGCGTCTGGTGCGGAAGGGTCTGCTACTATATCAGCAGCGGTTGCTAATTGAAATCTTCTCCAACCATTTTACAACCATTACTACTCTCTCTAAGTGATCCGATACCACGAGAAGATACTCCAAGTTTTACTCCTTCATCTAAAAGAGAAGATGCAATTTTACCCATTGGAGTAGATAGTAAAGTCGCTTTTCCTCTAAAATTATTTCCCTCTCTTACGAGCGAGGTAATTTTGTGGGATACACGATCTAAATTAACTGTTGGACCTTCAGGATGACCAAGTTCACCAAGTGCTCTGCCTTGAGAGACAAAAGTTTTATTGTATCTTCTGACTTCATTTTCAAGAATATCAACAGGATACATTCTACCATTACGATTTTTGATACCACCTTGAAGAAACACACCTTCGATACAGAGACGTTTTGATTTCCCTTTACCTTCAGTGATAAATTTTACTTGTGAGACTTCTTCTGTGATAAGTTTCATTATTCTGATTCCTCTTCAGTTGGTTGTTCATCAGATACTTCTTCTTCCTCTGGTACTTCATCAAAAACAGTTGAAGCAACATTAGGTCTAAAAGCATCAATACGAGTTGCTGCTTTTGCCATTAATGCATCCTTTATTTTATCAGATACATCACTAGCACTAGCGTCAGTCGCAATCAAATCCACTAATTCTTCCATAAGATTAAATTATAGCAATATGTTTATTTATATCTCTGCTGATTTGGTATCTTTTTGATACTCTGCATCAGTAATTTGTCCTTGTGCATCAAGATTTGGATCTTCTGGACTTCTCCATTTCTCCACCACCTTCAGCAGCAGGATCACCACCCTTCTTGTGGTAATGGTTCTCCAGTTATTGGGTCAACTTCTGCAGGATTTGGAATAATACCTTTTTGTATTTCATCTTCAATCTGCATATCAATCTCTTCTATTTCTTGATCTGTCTGACGTAATACTCTCTTTCTTACAAACTCAGTCGAATAATACTTACCAATATAAGGTTCAATCTGTGCAAGATTACCTAAACGACCTTGTATCATTTCAGTTTCTTTTAATTCTGCAAACTGATTATCATATAAGAAGTCATATTGAATATGATCTTCCATCTTATTCCAGTCTTCTGGAGTTACAATATTCTTTAATATTAATTGAGTTTTGAGCATATCATTGAACATATGTGCAAAACGCTTTCTTAAACGACCTACAAACTTCGCAAATTTAAGTTCATCTCTTAATATTTCAGATGATCTTCCTAAATTAAATCCACCTTCTGCAGCGATTCTTGACTCAGGAATACCTAATGCACGATATAATTTCTTCTGAAAGTATTCAATATCAGTTAAGTTCACCTAGATTTTGTCCACCAGGTAAAGTTGTAATTTCAGTTCCACGACCACCTTCTCTTCTTGGCAACCAGAAATCTTCCATCATACTCATATACTTACGATCATCACGAACTTCTCCAGTTTGTGCATCATAAGTTAACTTATTACGATAGCGACTCATTACCTCTTTAAGGTATTGCTCTGCCTTAACTTTTGGTAGATTACCTACATCAATATAAAATATTCTTCTTTCTGGTGCTCTTGATAATCTGTAGATAACAAGACTATCTTCAATCATTCTTAATTGATTAAGTGCCTTGATTGCTTTATGAAGATATGAAAGAACACGATTCTTATTTCGATCTACTAAACCAGATGTACACATAGTAATCGAATCTTTTGCAATTTTAGTTGATCCTTTACCTGCCTGTGCAATCATCCCTGTTGGATAATTAGGTTTCATTGAATAGATGTAGTATTCATCAAATTCAGGACTCATAATACTATCGTCCTTACTATTGATTCTTACATATGGATCATCTTTACCATTCTTTCTTTTTTCTTGTTTAACAAACTTCAACTTCATCGGATCAATATATCTTAAATCCTTGAGTCCTTCCTGTGGATTTTTTGTATCGATTACTTTTAGATAATATAAACGACCATCTATGTACCAATTTCTAAAAATTTCGTGAGACTTCTTATCAAAGTCCATTAATTCTTTAATATATCTGAACTCTTCTCTAATTTTTTTCTTTATACCATCACTCGCATTAAGATTTGATAGTTCAACTTCAACAGGAGAATCATATAGATCACTTACAATTGCTTCATTAACAACATCTTCAATGGCACCATCTGCTTCTGGATGCAGAGCCATCTCTCTATATCTTTTAATTAATTCGTGTTCAGAACGATATGCACCTTCAATATCTACATATTGACCATAAAATCCACTCGCTATATAATTATCAACCCCGTCCTCATTATTTTTGGGGACAGGGGAGACAATAGACGGAGATTTATTCTCTGTTTCATCAATAGAAAAACCAAAAAGTTTCGCCATAGTATAATATTTTTGTTATATGTTTATTTAGCTGATGTTCACACCGCCTGATACGGGACTATCTCCCTTAAGAATTTCAATATACTGAACCTGAAGTTCAACTGTAAATTCTTGAATACCTTGAGCGTCGTATGATAATTCGATAGGACCGACCTGTGTTGGGAATGTATCATAGAAACGATATTTCTGATACTTTGTCCATCACGATCAAGTTGGAATACAAATGCGTCAGACTGATAAGCAGCAGGATTAACTAATCCAGTGTTATCACTTAACTTGTTGATTGTATTCATCCAGTTCTCAAATGCAGATCTTATTGCAAAGTCTGTATCGTTGATTACTGTGACTGTCCATGAATCGAATGTTCTGTCACCTGCGATTTTAAGTACCCTTCCTCGGAAAGGAACTTCTATCTGTGCAATGTTTGATGCTGGTAATCTCGCTCCTTTAACCAAGAACCTTGATTTGTCAAGAACATCCTGTGCTGGTGCAGCAGCATCAGGAAATGTGAGGACTACTTCAAACAGATTAGCACGAGCACCGCCACCTGTCAACTTACTCTTAAAGTCGGAAATCGTCCTTAATGGTGGTGGATTTACCTGATTTCTAGCCATAGTTGTTTAAACCTCTGTTAATTAAACGGAACCAATTACTTCTTCAAAGTCAACACCAGTTCTGGTGGCGACGAAGGTAAGACCAATAAAGTTAATTGATCTTGCTGGTTTGATAAAGATGTCAGCAACAAATTCATTTCGATCAATGACTGCTGCAGTATTATTTGTTTGCATCGCAAATCACAACAAAGTCAAATATACCTCTGTTGGATTGAACCTCTCTTAAGAATGGTTCAATAATATTTACGAAGTTTGTTCTAGTTAGTTCATCGTTGAACTCAAAGAGTTGATCCTTTGCAGCTGCTGATATAGCATCTTCTAAGGAATATGAACAATCTACGAACGTTGATTCGGTCAAATGCCGATGATTTACCAAATCCTGTTTTGTCTCCGAAAAGAACAATTCCAGCACCTGGTGAAAGTATAACAGGGTTAACTCTATTAGAATATAGAATGTCTCTCTGTTTCTTGCCTGGATTGTAGACAAGTTTTACTGAGTTAAGGATTGAACCTCTTGCAGTACCCGCTGGTGAGAACCAAGGGAACTGTTCAATATCAGTTCTTGCACAAGTTCCAGCAATATCACCATTCAATGGTACATATCTAAATGTATTATTGAATCTGTCAAACATATATTTGTATCCACTATCGAATACAGCATATGTTGTTGATGTTATTGGAGCATAGTATGCGACAATATTATTTGTCATCGTATCTATGTTGTTGACAGTAACAGTACCAGCTGTACCATCATTCAAGAATGCTTGACGATATGGTGAGATAAATGCGACTGCATCCTTTCCTCGCTTCAGCAACTGCAAGTATTTTTCTGCAAGTGCCTGAGACTGCTCTTTTGGATGATGAGCAGCACCCATCAATATAAAGTCAACCTCAATTTCTTCTTTATTCTCAAATAAACCGTAACCAGTGATTAAATCATCAACACCAGATGTTAAAGCACCTGAAGTTGTGTAATCTGTCTTATCTCCATAGTTTGTACCACCTGCTAATGAAGAGGTAACTACACCAGATAATCCAAAGTTTACTTCACCACCATCTTGATCCCATCCACTATCAGCATCTAAGTTACCGATTGCAGTTGCTGTTCCACGTAAATCCAGTTGTTGTGATTCCAGCAGGAGCACTACCACCGTAAATGTATTGTGAGTTAGTTGCAAGATACTTTCTCCAGTATGATGTTGAACCTACTGAATATTCAGCATCTTTTGCTTTTGAAAGATTTAGATGCTTTTCAAGAATTGTTCCAGCATTACCTGTAATTGTTCCTTTGTCATCTATGACAACAACATGAACTTCATCAAATCTACCACCTCTAGCAGCAGCATAAGTTGAAGTGCCAGGTGCATCTGCTAATTGCATCCCATTCTAACTTAGTGGATTACCATTTGCATCTGTTTGTGTTAAAACAATGTTTTGTTGTTCAAACCAATCAACTGCTTGCTGTATACAGTTTGTAGCTGTTCATCCAACTGTTTGACCAGCTGCAGTTAGCTCGAACTGTTCCAGTTGCGTAAAGTTATAAACTCCACCATTTTGATAATTAACATTTGTTACTGTTCCAGCAGTTGAAACGTGAGCAAGAACTTTAACATCAGCAGTAGTTCCTGTAAATCCAGTAACAACACCCTTAATGTAACCATCAAGAACACTTGTTCCTGCAGAACCAGCAACGATTCTACCAGCAGCGGTTTGTGTAACTGCTAATCCAACTGTTGATATTCCAGATACAGTTAGTATTTGGTCTGCCTTTTGCGTCTATGATTGCAACTCTAAGTCCGTTTGCATATGTACCAGGTGTTTTTGATGCAACTGTAACACCAGTAATTGTATTGTCATCATAACCTAATTGGTTATAATGTGTATCACTCTTGATTCTTATACTAGAAGCAGTTCCTACAAAAGCATTCTTAAGACCGACTCCAGTTAATGTGTTGTAATCGTCAGCACGAATAACTTGAAGTGTTCCACCGTATGCTAGGTAAGAAGATGCGACCATCCAATACTCGTAGTGTTTATCTACAGAATATGGTTGTCCAAAAGTTTGTAATAGATCCTCCTCACTCTCAATGAGTTGTGCGTCCTCTACAGGACCTTTCGTAAATGGAGCAACTAACGCACCAATAGAGCCGCTTGTAGCGTCTACTCTACCGATGGTGAGGTCAACTTCTCTTACTACTATACCAGGAGAGGCTAAATTTAAAGCCATCTTGTATTCTCCAATCTCAGGATATTTTTTATAGAATTATTTATTAAAACCACCTTTTACATCGGGGAAACAGTGCATGAACTACCAATCTGGGTATTCCCAACTCTTTATCTTTACTTTCTTCTTACTTTTTACTCTTGAAATAGTACAGGTTTTACATTCATATGAATAAGAAGATTGAATACTCTTATTCTTTCTTATCAAATAGAAACCATCTATTAAATCTTTAGTTTTACCACAAACACGACACTTTCTTTCAGTTAGAACAAAATGATCTAATTCAAGTTGTTCATCAAAATCCATTATAGAACTTGAATTACTCCATTACAATCAGGAATATCTTGCATTATTTTACTTTCAATACCTTGTTTAAGTGTCATCGCACTCATTGCACAACTTGTACAAGCACCACCTAATCGTACTTTAACATAGTTTGTTTCTTCTTCTATCTCTACAAACTCTACAAATCCTCCATCTGCTTCAATATAAGGAGCAATTTCTGATAAAGATTTGGTTACATTACTTTCATTTAAGTCCATTACATATAATCCCACATATAGGATCTGATCACCATATTCATCAGTATGCCATAAATCTCCGTCCTTGTCAATGAAAGTAGATTCATCTTGTCCATCAGACATAAAACCAAAAGGTGCCATATCTTGTTCTATTTGATTCTTTCTGTTCTTCATATATTCTCTTTCTTACATCATTATCAGTCATTTCTTTGAAATAATCCTGTGCAACTAACCAAGCAAATATCACTAAACACATTGCTAGGTCATCATTACATCCCTCTTCTGCCTCAAATGAGTTGTGTTTTTGTGAGAAAGTAGTTAATTCTGATATAATATCATAGTCAATAATAAGTATCTTATCATCCTCTAGTAAAGTTTTTAAGTTTGAACAACCTAAGTTTTTTAACTGCTTGTGTAGTTCTAACTCCTAACTGTGATCTTTTACCACTAAATCCAGCACCAACAACCTGACCTGCACGACCTCTTTGAGAACACATCAATAAATTATCATACTCTAAATCATAATTTAAGATAGATGCGACCTGATCACCAATATCATTTACCTCACATAATATGAATGCTTTATTATATGCTTTTCCTATATCATCAATAATACTCGGAAACAGCATTGGTTTAATTTCATTATTTCGATATTTTGCAACTGCTTTATATGGGAAGTTAGTTATATCAAAGACAACGAATGCTGAATAGTCATTTCCAAGACCACGAGCAACGTCAACTGTAATCAAATAATTATGGTCTTTTTGTGGTCCTTCATATACATCTAATCCTGCATTTCTTTGAATCGGACTCTCATATACAAGATTTTTTAACTTTGATGGATTAATTAAAGTATTAACAGATCCAAGAAACTCACATTCAAACTCAACTTTAAATTGTTGTTCTGATGTGTTTGCAATTGTTTGTTCTTTCCATTCTTCATCACGACCTGGTACTTCAGACCAATGAACTTCTGTTGGTACATATTCATTTTTACTTCTTTCAGCATCGTGCCACATACGATAAAAATGATTCATACCTCTTGGGGTAGAAACAATTATAACTTTTGATTTCTGACCAGATGAAATTGTTGGATATACAGACGCAAAGAAATCATCTGCAATATGATTCGGTATGAATGCAAATTCGTCCAAGAATATGACGTTATAAGATCCACCCCTAACTGCAGATGATGATGTTGAGTTTGCTGATATTTTTGACCCGTTCTCTAATTCTAATGAACCTTTATTCCAAGATATAATACCTTGCTGCATCCATCTTGGTAAATTTTCATATGCTAATTGAAGTCTACCTAATAAATCTCTGGCAGTAGAGGCTTTGTTTGCCAGTATAGCAATATTAATGTTATCATTAAAAACTGCATAATGTAAGAGATAAGATACAACTGTAGTGGATTTACCCGTCTGCCGAGGCATCTTACAGATGTTAAAACGGTTTTCATGGAAATTACTTATTAGTTTTTTCTGGAAAGGATACATCCGAAATGGAACTAATCCTTCATCAATGGATACAATCTTTATATGTTTGTTTGCAAAATATACAGGATCTTCTTTACACCTCATAAACTCAAGAATATTCTCTTGAGAAAACTCAATAGCGGTATTTGCTTTTTTTAAATTGGGATTACCAAGATAAACTTCACTCATTATGTAAAATTAAATTGTTAACTTATTGTGTATCCTACAGCTGCACCTAAAACAGCAGCGTTTGCTGCAAAGATTGCTTCAGTTGATTTTTTCTCTACAACTTCTACAGCATTACCTGGTAATGTAAAAGTTCCAATTGTTGTAGATCCTCCAACAGAATCAATAACAGATACTAATCTTGCAGTTGTACTATTATTAACAAGACGGACTGCTGTAGCACTACCAAAGGTGGATGCACCTGCAGCATCTGTGCCACATGCTGCTTCAGTACCTTTAATTAATGTGATCATTATTCTAAACTTTTATTGACTATTTATGCTATATTATTTTTTTTACTTAAATTTTGATGCTTTGTTTTCTTTAATTGCATCAATCTATATTTTGCAATTCTTGATGATGGACCAGGAACAACTGGAATTATATCTTGTGCTTTAGCGATTCTTTCTGTTTCGGTGCCAGGAGTTTTTAATTTTTTCCAACTTTTTCTGATTGAATTCTTTTTAACTACTACATCCATGACTTCACCTTTATCTTTTTTTGGATTTAATATATTCTTAAATTTTTCATTTTCATACCTAGCACCTCTTTTTGCATAAAGACCTGCTTGTCTTCTTCCCTCTTTAGTAGCAGTTGCAAAATAAGCATCTTTACCTGGTCTTGCCATATTAGTGGTTCCTTTGTATCCAGTTTTTTTCACCCAAGCTAGAGTTGCTGGATTATTTTTATATTGTTGCAAAGGATTTGAATTAAGACCTGATACTGTAGGAGTTACACCAGTCTTTTTATAACGTGCAATATTTTTTGCTGATTGTCCATGAAAACCACGAACCATTGTTCCTCTCTCAACTGCTTTATTTGCAAAGAAAGGATCTATAGATCTTGGTGGTTTTTTAGTTTTTGTGATTAATTTTGAAACAGTTTTAATTATAGGTTTTAAATTTACTCTTTCATTTAATTCTTGATCAAACTGCTTATATGTTTTCATCAGCAGTTCCAGCGACGGAGTGCCTTATTAATTCTTGAATCAGGATCTCTACTTGTCTTTGCAGAAGTTAGTTTCTTTTTCATTCCCTTCATTCTTCTACAGAATGATAATCTTCTCTTTGCAGATTTAGAACCTTTCTTTAATTTTTTAGGATCTTTTGTGACTGCAGTTTTTAATTTAGAACCAGGATTCTCACGACGGTATGCATTAACTGCCTTTTGACTTAAACCATCAGTTTTATCTTTACGATTTTCTTTTTGCCAATCTTCTTCCATTCTTTCCAATCTGTAAAGGACATCATCATCTAATTGTGCTCTCCAGTCATAAGATGCCATTAAATTAGGATTATCTTCTTTATTGTTTTTTTTACTTTTATTTTTATCTAATTTTAATTTTTTTTGAATTTTTTTAATTTTATTCTTTTGTGCTTGAGTTAAAGGTTCCGTTTTTACTTGTGGTAAATCATCAGTAAATGTTCCTGTTGGTTTTGTTGATCCAAATTTCTTTTGAATATTATTTGGTGTTGTACTAATATATTTGTCAAAATCAATCTTTTTTTGAAGATTTACTTTTACAGGTGTTGTACCTTTATTTGGTTTTTTACTCACATCAACCAATTTCTTTGCTTGATTGACAACAGATTTTGTTTGTATATTTTGACTAGTTACTTTATCAACTGGAATATACTTACTTTGTGTAACTCTCTGTGCACCTGTCTTAGTAAATGGATTTACCTTTCCTATGTTTTTTAATATTGCTTTACCAAATTTGGCAATCATTCTTGTTTTAAATCCTTCATAAAGATCTACATTTTCCTTTAATGGTTTTGCTTTGATTATATCAACAGTTTCAATTTCTGTAAACTTGATATCATCAGAATTCCAATCTTGAATTACTAATTCACTTTCAATCGCAGTATTTTCCTTCATTGCTTTCTCTAATTTTTCTGCCTGTTTTTCGTGAGTCTTTAGATCCTTTCTTTAGATTCTTAACTAATTTTTTTACAAATGGTTTATCCTTTTCATCTAGTTCTTCTTTCATTTCTTTTTTCTTCTTTTTATCCATTACAATTTTAGTTGCGATTGCATACTTCACATTCTTATCACCATAACGATCTTTCATATCTTTGGTGCTAATTGCATCAGCAATCTCATCTCTTTTTTTAATATCTTTTTTAGTCATTACTTTTTCACCGATCACTTCTTCACCATAATACGCAGTACCATCTCCACCAGTTGGCATTTGCTGTCTTACTCTAGCAGGTGCTGTCTTTTCATCTTTTTGATATACTACAGCAGGACCGTAATCTGTGTTCTTTAGTTTTGTTTCTCTCTTGTAGTTCAGAAGAAGTATCCTTTACTTCTTCTTCTTTGACTTTTTTACGCAGTTTGGATACCTCTTACCAAACATTGTTTTCATTCCTTTCTTTTCGTAACCTGCCCAACACTTCTCATCTAAAGTTGATCTCCAATCATAATGATCTTCTATCTTTGTGTTAGTTTTTATTTGATTCTGATATTCAGGTTTAGTTATTGTGTCTTTACCACCTTTAACTGTAAAGACTTTACGAAGAACTTTAACTGCTGGATTATTACTTTTTTGCACAAATTCAGATGCTTGATTAATTTTATTAATAGCAAAGTCCTGAACCTTTCCTTCAGGAACATATTCTTCTTTCTTTGTACTATTACCCCAATTTGCAGCACCGACTTTACGACACTTAACTAATGCACCTGATGCATATGCACTTGGCCAAACTGAATATCTTGACTTAACTTTATGATAACAAGCATCTTTTGTGCCACTACCCTTACCTTTTCTATCTTTTACTTCATTAAGGTCTATTTCTGTTTCTTCAGTATCTTCTAAAAGAATATCTCCTACCTTTACTTCATTTTCTGCAAACCAACCACGATTAACTTCAACTGCATATCTTACATCACCATCAGGATAAACAGGAATTGGATTTTGTGGATCTAACTCTTTAATACTTTCGATTATACCTTCTTCGTTTATAAACGCAATATCAAGAGGTATAAAAGTATTTTTCATATGAAAAGAATGATTATCAGTATTCTCAAATATGAAAAGCATACCACGATCTTGTTCTAAATTTTCACGGAACATTAGACCTAATCTAAATTCTGCACTGTTTTGAGGAATCTCAAGTTCAAGTGGTAGTGAAATAAATTCTTCTTTCATTTTCTTTCTTTTTAGGTTTGTCAGTTGAACATATGTTGGTTTTGCAGCA